ATAAAATGACACCGGAGATGTTCGCTGGAATAGGTATCATAATTGCAATGTTGATAGCCTACTTTAGAAGCAAGACTACTGAATCAATACATGATAAGGTAGATCAAGAATGAATCCCTACGTGCTGCTTGCAGTGATACTCTTCCTTGTCGGCTCACATACCACTGCTTACTTTCAAGGTCGTGGAGCGCGTGACGATGAGGTGAAAGTAGAGAATGCTAAAGTAGCAGCCAAAGCCGCTGAGGAGTATAAAGTAGCTGTAGATTACGGCAACAAGAAAGCTGCCGAGGTGCAAGAACTAGAGCGCTCATCTGCTGAGGCATTAACGGAGGTACTAATCAATGTTGCTAAAATCACTACCAATAAGCCTTGCTTGTCTGCTGATGCTGTCAGGCTGCTCAACAAACCCACTAAGGTCTCTGGTCTGTCCCCACGTCCCCGCGACCATGCTGAAGAAAGTGCCGGAGGAGTTGCCTCCGATACCGACATCGTTAACTGGATTGCCAGAGCACAAGATCAGTATAAAAAATGTGCTGCCAATAACAACGGAATAGTCAGCATCTTAAAGCCAGAGGAATAAGTATGCCACTTAGTAAGTTAGTATTCAAGCCGGGGATAAATTTGGACCAATCTAACTACTCTAGTGAGGGTGGTTTTTACGATATGAATATGGCTCGGTTTCGTTCGGGATACCCTGAAAAAATAGGGGGGTGGCAGGTCGACACAACTGAGCAGTACGCGGGTAGCAATAGAAGTGTATTTCCGTGGGTGACAAGTAATGGGAATCCCTTATTTGGGTTAGGTACGCACAGTAAAATATATATCCAGACTGGCGCGGTGCTCCACGACATAACCCCCATTAGGGAGACTTTTACCCACGCAACTGCCCCCACAACAGATAACATGTTCGCCACGACCATATCCTCCACGGCAGTTACGGTTAATTTGTCTGGGCACGGGGCGCTTGATGGGGACTATGTTACCTTTAGTGGCGCGGTGGATATTGGCGGGGTAGTTGCGGCGGATCTTAATGCCGAGTTCGTTGTGGGTAACGCCACAGGCGCCACATTCACTATCACAGTCCCCAGTGCTGCTACATCCACTGTAGCTGCTGGCGGGGGCACGGGCATTAGCGCAGCGTTCCAAATAAACTCAGGCTATTCCGTCACTACATTAGGGTATGGCTACGGTGCCGGGGGGTACGGCATCAGTCCATATGGGAGCAGTTCGTCCATAGCGGTAGTGTTCCCTGCTAGGCTTATATTTCAGGATAAGACCAACGATACGCTCATATTTAATATACGGGGCAGCGATATATACTATTGGATATATGACGATACTTATGCTACCCGCGCAGTATTATTATCCAGCGCCGCTGCTGCTATCGCAGTCCCCCAACAAGTAACAAAAGCCATGTTCGCCCCTTCTGGGCACTTGTTGGCGCTAGGATGCACTGCGTATTTATCAACAGAACCTGCGCCTGATTACCTCGGGGTGTATGATCCGCTATTAGTTCGTTGGGCTAACGTCGATGCTACTATAGGACCGCAACCCGAAGTATGGCAACCCACGCTAACTAACTCGGCGGGGTTCTTGCGGCTGCAGGCAGGGAACAAGATAGTTGCGGGGGTTAGGGCGCGGCAAGAGGTGCTTATATGGACTGATTCTACCCTGAATTCCCTACAGTTTCTCGGCACTATAGAGGTGTTTAGCGCGCAGGAAATATCTGCCACAATAACTATTGCGGGGCCTAATGTAGTGGCCCTTGCAAATAACATAACCTACTGGATGGGGCGAGATAAGTTCTACAGCTATTCGGGTAGGGTAGATACGCTCCCATGCACCCTGCGAAGATATATATTTGACGATATTAACCACGACCAAGACTCCATATTTTTCGCGGGTACTAACAACGAATTCAACGAAGTGATATGGTTTTACTGCTCCGCCACGGCGAACGAGATTGATAGATATGTGATATACAACTACGCAGACAACATATGGTATTACGGGCTATTGTCCAGAACTGCTTGGGTAGATGCAAGTGGAATTAACTCATACCCCATAGCGGCACACAATGGGTGGATGTACTCACATGAGAATGGGCATGATGATGGGCAGCCGTTAGGCGCTGCCCCTGTAGCTATAACTTCTTACATACAATCGGCTGATATAGATATAGACGACGGGGATAAATACATGCTAATTCGTAGGGTTATTCCCGATATTGATTTCGCTAGTTCTGACACAGAAAACAGCGTTACAGGAGCACCCCTAGTGCCTGCAGTTACTATTACTGTTGGGGTGCGCAACTTCCCCGGAGCATCTAGTGCTATAACAAATGCAGAAGGGCTACCTACATACGGTGCAGTAACAACTTCAGCCACGGTAGATTTATTCACTAACCAAGTATTTTTACGCGCTAGGGGTAGGCAGATGAACTATAAAATAACCTCTGATATGGTGGGTGTGCAGTGGCAGATGGGGTCGCCTCGGGTAGATGCAAGACCTGATGGCAAGCGCAACTAAAGGAGATATAACATGGCAATGAATAAGTTTGCTGCGCCCGTACTACCCCTAGCCCCCAACGATTATGATGCGAAATATATGAACCAATTAGTGCGAGTATTAAACATATATTTTTCCCAAATAAGCTCGACAACACCCATAACTGTTGATACAATAGCGTTGAAAGCGCTTCCTACTTCTGCTACGGGTTTGCCGACTGGTAGTGTTTGGAATAATGCCAACGTCCTTAACATAGTACCATAGGAAATACGATATGAGCGGATACTCTTTAAAGCCCGGAGATGCGGGCTACTACACACCAGACGAGAAATTCTCAACGAGCACTCCAATTGATGAATTAATCCGTGGCGGGTATATGCTATCTGACGATCAGGTATCCAAACTAAGTCCCGAACAAAAAGCGCAATATGCTTCTGCTTTCTTTAACATAGCATTGGAGAAGCAACAGGCTGCTACAGGATGGGGCAAACCTACAGGGAACAATGCATCGTTATGGAGCAAACCTACAGGGAACAATGCATCGTTTAAAACACCTCAAGAGTTGATGGGGCAAATCCTAGAATTGCAGGGCCCCCAGTCGACGGGCTTGCCGGTTGATATAAGGGGGCTCGTTAGTGGCATAGGTCAGCAAATAGTTATGGCTCCGCTGCAAAAGCAAAGATATGATCCACGATTCCCCGGCAAAGAAGTAACTACTGGGAAAGACCCCAACTGGGTCAATACCATGGGGCTGATGCCCAAGCTAATCACGGGTGCGGTATTGGGGGGCATGGGGCTTGGTCTTGCGGGGGTGCTTGGCCCCGGCACTATGGCTGGAACTGTAGGCGCGGGATTTGGTAGTGGCGCGGCTGGAGCTGGAGTAGGCGCGGCTGGAGCTGGAGTTGGAGCTGGTGCCGGAGGTTCTTCAATCCCCGGATTAGCAGGGGTTCCGGGAGTAGGCACAGCGGCGGGGACTTTCCCATTAACAACTGTCGGGGCTAGTGGGTTGGAGGCAGGGCTATTCCCATTAACAACTGTCGGGGCTGTAGGTGGAGCCACAGCAGGGGCTGTCGGGGGACTGGGTAGTATACTCCCAGATTGGGCTACCCTCGAGAATGCAAACCGAGCTAGGAAGGTTGTTAACGTAGGTAGGGCACTGCTCGGAGGTGGGGGTAGCGGAGGTGGGGGTAGCGGGGGAGGTGATGGATCTGGCAATACCCAAGCTCCTTATGACCCTAATGCCCCGCTGCCTATCGCGCCTAACTTACCTCGTTTCGCCGCAGGCGGAGGTATTGGTGATATATATGAAACGCCTGATGGTATGGCTAAAGGGGGGTATCTCAATGGTCCGGGGGATGGTATGAGTGATTCAATCCCCGCCGTTATAAACGGAACCCAACCCGCTGCCCTCGCTGACGGGGAATATGTTTTGTCAAGTGATATTGTATCTCATATAGGCAATGGCTCTTCTAAAGCAGGGGCTAAATGGTTAGATGGCATGGTAAGTAAACTACGCAAAGCCCGCACAGGCACCGCCGAGCAAGGCAAACAAATCAACCCCAGTAAATTTTTACCTTATTAAGGATAGCATACAATGACAACTACTACCACTACCTCCAGCGGCCTACCAGAGTGGGCACTGCCCTTTGCGCAGAACCTCATAGCGCAGTCGGCTAATGATATATTTACACGCGACGCTGCCGGGGTAGTAACAGGCATTAAACCGTATGTGCCCTATTCTGGTGAGAGTATCGCAGGTTTCACCCCCGAACAGTTGGCTAATCAGCAACAGTTCGCCCAATTACAAGCGCCACAAGGGTTTCAACAAGGCGCTGCGGGGCTGCAGCAGGGGCAGAATATGGGGTATGCTGCGGGCAACCAAGGATTCAACCAAGCCTTCAGCTATCACGCGCAACCCCAACAAAGCCTAGCGATCCCTCAACAGCATTGGTTTCCTTCAGGGGCAAATACACAGCAGAATCAACCACAAACACAACAGCCCCCGCCGAGCCAACCCCCCTTTAACCAAGGGATGCAAAGCGTAAGTAGGTCGCCCCAACAAACACCATCACAACAACAGGCGTTCCAACAAGGTATGGGGGTTAATATTGTGGATGGGCAGTATACCTTTGGGGCGCCTTCACAAACCCCAGCAACAACTACACAGCCTTCACCAACAACTACACAACCTCCAGCAACAACTACACAGCCTTCACCAACAACTACACAACCTCCAGCAACAACTACACAACCAACAACTACACAACCTCCACCAACAACTACACAACATCCAGCAGACCCGTATGAAGCGTCAAACGCTGCTATTGAAGCGAAGTATGGTATCCCAAAGAGTCACATGGCTCGCGGGGAGACGATGGCTAACTACTTTAAAGCTATAGGTTATACTGCCCCCGGCTTTGCTGAGGGGGGTATGGTGCCTCCTAGTCGTAGGACTCCACAAACACCAGAACAACAACTAGCGTTCCAACAAGGTATGGGGGTTACTAATGTTGGTGGGCAATCAACTTTTGCTGGTACCGCCCCTCCGGGAGTTTCTTCTGCTACCCCACCAACAACTACACCACCTAGTCGTATTACTCCACAAACACCATCACAACAACAGGCGTTCCAACAAGGCATGGGGGTTACTAATGTTGGTGGGCAGTATACCTTTGGGGCGCCTTCACAAACCCCAGCAACAACTACACAGCCTTCACCAACAACTACACAACCTCCAGCAACGGGTGGTGGTGGAGCGATAGGAACTATAGGTGGCGGAACAGGCAGTGGAACAGGCAGTGGAACACCCTTGGTATATGGACTGCCGTATGATGCCAATGCCTCCACCACAAAAACACCCTTTGGACAACAGCCAGATTCTTCTGCGTATCAGTCTCAATACCAGCAGGGGGTTACTGATGTGGCGTTGCGTGAGGCCCAACATCAAGCGGATATTCAGCGGTCTGCGGGGGCTATGGGTTCTATCGGGCGAGGTACTTTCGGTGGGGCTAGACAGGCGCTTATACAGTCTGAATCGGATAGAAACTCCGCGCAGAACATGGCTAATATACAGGCCGCTGGAAGTCAGGCGGGGTTCCAAAACGCGCAGACGCAGTTTAACGCTGACCGTGCCTCTAACATCGGGGTACAAACACAGAATCAGAATGTCGCGTTAGATCAACAAAAAATGTATCAGCAAGGGCAGCAGTTTGAGGCAGGGTTAGGCAGGGATATAGGGCTGGCGGGGTTGGGCGCGGGTAATCAGGCGTCTACTAATCTGGGGGCTTTGTCTGGGCAAGAACAAATAGCGAACCTCAGTAGACTCCAAGCTCAATCGGGTAGCGCGGCGCAAAAACAAGCCTTGCAGCAGCAGATTGACACTCTAAATGCCCAAAATTACTACACAGGTCAGCAGTATGGAATCCAGCGGGCAGGGCAGCTAAATAATTTACTGAATGGGCAGTCAGTCGGGCGGATCGGTACAACTAGCTCCCCAACAAACTTAGGCGGGCAGATAATGGGCGGGTTAGCTACATTGGGCGGGGTGTACGGGAATAACTCGGGGGCTATAAACAGCGGGCTAAAAAGCGCATGGGATTGGGCGACAGGGGACACCTCCGCTGCAGATGCGGCTACCCTATATGGCATGGGGATGTAAGGGTAATATATGAATATCATACAAATACAGAACCAACTTAAAGGGCTTCCCGACCACATTGTTGCCGGGTATGTACAGAACCCCAACGCGCAGGTACCTGCATATCTTGCGCTAAGTGAGCTTCAGCGTAGAAAGACTACCCGAGAAGAATACCAGCAGCAACAACAAGCTCCTCAACAGTCTGTAGCGCAGTCACTAACTTCCCAAGTACCCCAGCCTCAGATGCAACAAGGGCTGGCAGCAATACCCCAACAGATGCAACCACAAGCGCAACCTCAACAAGGGTTTGCTCAGGGCGGTATTGTTGCCTTTGATAAGGGGGGTGATGTAACTGCGGCAACGGTGGCAAAAGTGCGTAACCTATCTAAGCAAGCTGACGCGGCGGCAGCGGCGGGTGATTCTGCTCTCTCTATTAAGTTGAATCGGCAGGGTCTTTCGCTGATGGCTACCCTATCCGCCCCCCATGATGGGAATATACCGTCTAAAAACGATGCTGTGCGGGAACAAGCAGCGGCAATTGCAAAACAAGCAGACCGCGCCGCTGCCGGGGGAGATACCACTAGCGCAAATCAGCTTTATAAGCAGGCAAGCGCTCTTTTAGATAGTACGGCGACATTCGCCGCCCCGCCTAGCAACTACGAACCTAACGCTCGCCAACCTTGGCTCTCGCGGGACCCGACCTATGAAGCCATAGCTAATGCATCCCACCCGCAACAACAGCTCCCGCGCCAAGGTTGGGTGTCGCCCGACGCTGCATACAGGCAAGAAATTGCTACGGCTCCACAGGGAATAGATGCGATAGCTGCACCAGCACCAGCACCAGCACCAGCACCAGCACCAGCACCAGCACCAGCACCAGCACCAGCACCAGCACCAGCACCGCAAAGACCCTCACCTGTAGTAGCGGCACCAGCAGTTGCAGTGCCAGCGGCGGGGATAGCTGGTATACCTGAATCCCGCCAAGATGACGGTTGGCAGCGGGGCAACGACGCGATACTAGCTCAGGAGGAAGCGCAAATAACCCCAGAAATACTCGCCCGGAGAGAAACAATGGCGAAAGTCTTCGCTGCGCGGGAAGCGGGGGACAACAAAACAGCAGAGGCACTGCTTGCTACTGTGCTCCCCCCAATGAATATAGCACTAACTGCTGTACCAGAGCCAACTAAATCACAAGGGATTGACTCAATAAAAAATCTCCCTTATGAAGATGCCTATGGTGCTGATTATGCTTCATATGATAAGAACTCCAAAGCCCAAGCCCAAGCCCAAGCCCAAGCCCAAGCCCAAGCCCAAGCCCAAGCCCAAGCCCAAGCCCAAGCCCAAGCCCAAGCCCAAGCCCAAGCCCAAGCACAAGAACCGCCGAAGGAAGCAGAGTACCCCCCGGGGGCAGTTAGTAAGTTAATGACACAAGCTCCCCCACAATCGCAACAAGGTATAGCTGCCATAGCAAGCGCACCGGAAGAGGGAGATGACGAGGAAGAGGTAACTACCGCCCCACAAGCTCCCCCACAATCGCAACAAGGTATAGCTGCCATAGCAAGCGCACCGAAAGAGGATACATCCACAAAACCACAAACCCCACTGGAAAAAGCGCGGGCAGTATATCTAGCGTCCATGCAGCCTGATGTAGTATCACATAACGAGGCCAGAGCGCACATGAAGCGCCTAGATGAGGTGTCTGCCGCGAGGGAAAAGACTAAGAATTATGACGCCTTGATTAAGGGGGGTTTGGGTATGATGGCAGCAGCTTCACGTCCGGGGGGTACATTCTTTGGCTCGGTTGCCGCAGGTGGCGAGGCAGGTGTGAAGAGCCTAGATGATGCCCGCGCCGCTAAAGTCGCGGCGGAAGAAAAACGCTTCGCCCTACAGCAACAACTGAATCAGGCAGAGCGCGCAGAAAATATAGCTATAGGGAAGTTCGGTGTGGATAGCGCCCAAGCCGACCAAGCAAGGGCAGACACTAAAGAAGCAGCTAAACTGAAACACGAGAATGAAGCAGCTATACACAAAGCCACTAATGACGCACATATCCGAGGGGCAGAACTGGCTAAAGAAGGCCAGATTGGGGCGGCAGGGGTACGTGCTTCGGTTGTAGGCGCTGGTAAGGATGCGGATACGAAGAAACTGAAAAAGCTAACCGCCCTAGATGCCTCATATGACAAGGCCATAAAGGTAATCAGTAAGAAGAATTCATTTAAACAGACCGCAGAAGACAAGGCGGCTATAATTCAGCTTACAAACTTGCAGACTAAAAACCGCCTCCGTATGGAGGCTCTAGGTCGTGGAGAGGATATTGGTGATGTGGAAACCTCCGCCCCTGATACCACCCCAAAAGGCGGCCTAAAAAAGACAGGGCCATCTTCGTTTGACTACACCCCCAAAACCTAATTGGAGTAATTATGCCTGCGGTTAATATAAAAGGAATAGGGCGCGTAAACTTCCCTGACTCGATGAGTCAGGAGCAAATCATTGCCGCTATTGAAGACGACATAATCCCCCAATACAAAGCGGAACACCCTGAAAATACGAACTTCTTTGCCCCCTTACAGCAGGGTTTGGCTAGCACAGTTCAGCAAGTTGAGTTGGGGCTTGGTAGTTTAGGTAGGACTGATGAAGAAACTAGGGCGCAAGCGGAGCGTAACGCCGCCGCTAATAAAGATGCGAACATAAAAACAACTAGCTGGCCTGACGTTAAAAAGGCGTTTGGGGCGGGGGAACATCCCCCTATTACACTGGAAGAACCGGGGGTCACTGGTGTTATTCCGGGGTTGGCGGAAGCGGCTAAGTTTTCAAAAGATGCTATACTGCAGTCATTCCCAGCAATGGGGCCTAGTGTTGCAGGGGCGGAAGCTGCTGCTGCTGCTGCGCTCTCTCGCGGCGCGGGTCCTAAAGGAGCATTGGTTGCTGGAGGGGTTGGTGCAGTCATCGCAGGCGTTCCTCAGTTTATCGGGTCTAACATCGAGGCTAAGATTGAAGCAAAAACGCCCGGACCTCTTGTTACCCCCGGAACTGTTGCTTCTGCTGTAGGGGAATCGGCGCTGGAAGCGACTGGAGTTGGTTATGTGTTGGGTAAGCGGATAGTTAGCAAGATAGTTGGCGCCCCGATAAAAGACGTAACTGAACAAAACCTGCTGAAAGCGGCGAAAGAAACCGTCGCGGGGTACGCATTACTCCCCATAAAAGGCGCTGCGGTTGAAGGTCCAGTAAGTGTAGCGCAGAAAGTATTGGAGAGGGCGCAGGCGGGGCTTCCATTAACCTCACCAGATGCGTATGAAGACTACGAAAATGAGTTTGCTGGGGGTGTTGCTGGCGGCGCACCTATGCGGGCGGCTTCGGGAATACATGATATAAGGCAAGCAAAAAAAGACCTGCAGGAATACAAACTCCAAGAAGCAGCCAAAGCCCGTGCGGAAGTAATGAAAGCGGGGCAGGAGGAAGAGCAGAGGCAGCAAGATATAATAGACGAAACGGATGTTCAAGGGCGAGATATGGCCCAAGCGGAAATGGCAAACCAAGACGCGGATATTACTCCCCCGCCGCCAGACTATGACCCAACAAGAATACCAACAGACCCACAACCTACAACCCCTAGTTCCTTTGATGAATGGAAGCGGAACACAGGTAGTAGTGATCCTGCAGCGTACCGTAGATATGTAGATGCGCTGCAGCCTACTGGTTTTGACCCAACAAGAATACCAACAGACCCACAACCTACAACCCCTAGTTCCTTTGATGAATGGAAGCGGAACACAGGTAGTAGTGATCCTGCAGCGTACCGTAGATATGTAGATGCGCTGCAGCCTACTGGTTTTGACCCAACAAGAATACCAACAGACCCACAACCTACAGCCGCGCCCTTTGCGCAAGATGCCGCGCAATCTACAGTAATAAATGACGCTATGCTTACTGATTTGGGGGTGCGCCCGAGTGATAAGAAGGTGCGCAATGCGCTCAAAAAGGTGGGGGACTTATCCACTCAGGAGAACATCGACGCTTTTAAAGACATTCTAACCGACGAGGCAAACGGCAAGGGTAATTTATCTGAAGCTAGACAACAAGCTGCCCAACTTGCATTAGAGCGGTTAGATGTGATAGAATCTAAGCTTCGCCAACAATCGGAGGTAATGAATGAGTCAACCAACCGCCCCAGCCCTAATACTCAAACGAGTGGAAACACAAGTGATGCTGTCGGATCACGAACTGAGCCGAGCGTTCCATTGCCTACACAGCGGGCACCAACCACAACTCAAGAAACTCAAGTCACTGAGTCCGGGGGAGTGGGAGTTCCTAGCGGGGATGCTAACACAAACAATGCGGTCAGTGGAGTTCGCGAGGGAAGCAGGCAAGATACACTAGCAGCGCAGGAAGAGTGGGCAAGCCTAAGCGATGTTCCATTTGAATCACTGACCCCCGCTGACCAATCGCGGGTTGTAAAAGCATACGAGAAAGGGCAGTCCCATGAAGATGATGTATCACCGATGCAGGCTGTGGCTGCGCAGATTAGGCGCAGAAATTCGCAACTTTCCAAAGAATCCAAGGATGAGTCCAAGGAAGACGTACCGCCCGTAGAACCAAGCACAACAGAAGAAGTAAATCAAGCTATGGGGGAGTTGCTTACCCCCAACCAAATAGCGCGTAAACCACCTATCGTAGTAAACGACCTTTCAGGCCTTGAGGGGATTCTCCCCAGCGATGTAATAGCAGACGTTAAGGCAGGAGGCGCTAAGGCATTCGTTCATAAAGGGCAAGATTATTATATCGCCAGCCATATACCTAAAGGAAATGCGAAAGGTACGATCCTGCACGAAAAAGGAGGCCACTTAGGGCTGACTAAACTGATAGGTGCGAGCAGAATCAAAGCCTTAGCTAATCGTGTTAATACGTGGGCTACATCAGCCACTTCCCCTATGTTTGGTAAGGAAAAGGCTGAAATAACTATAGCTAAAGAAGCTATAGCGCGAGCTAATGCGTCTGGGGAGCCTGTAGGCTCTGACCGATATAACCAAGAAGTTGTTGCCTATTTCACAGAAATTGCCGTTAATAAATACGGGATTGACCCGCTTGAAACACAACCAAAAGAATTCGATAAAGTTGTCGGCTGGCTTCGTGATCTTTGGGCGGGTATTACTGATTCATTGCACAAACTCCGCTACGCCCCAGAGACACTAAAAGCTAAAGACATAGTTGATTTAGTCATGGGCGCCGCTCGGGTAGAAGCAATGCCTGATACCAAAACAACCCCCACAGCGGAAAAGACAACAGCCGATGCCCCTGCGCAGTTTTCATTTGAAAAACAAATTCCTCCATCACCAGCAGATAAGGCTATCGCTGCGCAAAATGGTATCCGCCTCCCAAAACGACTAACACAAGAGGGCGTGATAGCTAAACTTAAAGCTCGGTTCAATGAGATAACAGATAATGACCTTTGGGGGTACTTAGCGCAGAAGAATGTAGGTGCTGGGGAAGCCCACGCACTCAAACACGGAACGATGTATGGTACTGGAGAGCGACTGAACCCCCTTACTGGGAAAGAGGTTGGGTTTGTAAACCTACATAGAACCCTACAGGCGGATAACATCGCTATGGAGGCAGTGAATCGTGGGTTCCCGCAACTAGACAAAGAAGGCGTGGCGCATGTAATACCCGCTGCCAGTAATATGAGGGCTTTGGCTGGTATATCCACACAGATACGCGCTGATATGAAGGCCGATGGGATGTCAGATGCCTTAGCGGATACGTCCATTGATTATATGCTCATAGCAGACCGACATAAAGAGCTAGAGGCAATGGGCATAGATACAGGCATTACCAACGCTGAGTATCTTTATGGTAAGAAGATGCAGGCTAAGTATGCTGCACAGTTCCGGGCGTGGCGGGATATGCACCAGAAGATAAGGGAAAAGACCATGCAGTTCTTGGTTGATACCAACTTATTTACCCCTAAGAAAGCCCGCGAGTTCCTTGACAGGATGGAGTATGTGCCGTTCAATCGTGAGATTCCCCCCGGTGAGTCTACAGGAGCGCACTTGCGCGGGCTGCTATCAGCTAAAAAAGAGCATCATATCAAAGGTGCTGGCGGGCTGGAAATAAAAGATGTGATGGAAAATATCATTAATAATCAAGTGTTTTTGATTAAGCGCGGCATGGCTAATAATACAGCTAATCTCGTTGCTGATGATATGATGCGCATGAATAAAGATGATAACACGCAAGGTGGGTTTGAAATACCCCGCGATGACAAACAGGGCAACAACGTAGAATATCTCAAGCAGGGGCAGTCGCAGTGGTTCAAAGTTCTAAATAGGAATGACGCGGCAATATTCCATGCGGCTCCAGTTGTAAACAATATAGCGGTGCGTATAGCCAGAACAGCTACAGGTATGCTGCGTAAAGGCATTACCCTGATGCCTACATTTACCTATAACCAGCTACTACAAGACCCCCAACGGGCTTCCTTCACTGCGGGCACTACGTCAGGTGTATTAGGGTTAGCCAAAACTTCCCTGCCGGAGTTTCGCAAGAACGCTTTTGGTGGAGAATCCCCCCTTGCTAGAGAAGGCCGTGCGGCAGGTATAGTAGGCGCTATTGATTATCAGGATACTTATGATAACTGGAACAAAGAAGTCCGTGGGGCGACGCGCACGGGTATATCCAAGTGGTTTGAGAAGGCCGAGCGAATAGCACGGGCGCAAGATTTATCCAACCGCCTTGCCGTGTACAAAGACGTTATGGATCATGGGGGTACGCAGAACGACGCTACTGCCCGGGCTATTATGATGTACAACTACCAGAATCGCGGTCAGGGGCAGCATGTTAGTGTGCTTATGGCCCTTGCTCCGTTCATAAATTGCCGGGTTCAGGGGGATTATAGGGTGCTTATGGCCCTGCAGGGGCGCCTTCCGGGGGTAACTAAAGCTGAGGCTAAGAAGCTAGTTGCGAAAAAGATACTTACGTTTGCGGCGTACACAATGATGTACACTATGGCTACCTCGGGCAGTGATGACCGGGAACGTGCAGACGAGAATACCGCGAACAATAACTTTTTGTTGGGGGGAGTAAAAATACCCGCTACGCCTGAGTTTCTACCACTGAAAATAGCCATAGAGAAAAGCTACCGGATGATGGCAGGTAACATTAACGAAACCAAAGGGAAGTTTGCTCAAGCTGTGAGCAACGCCGCTAAAAATCTGCTCGTTGGCCCAAGTGACATAAACCCCACGGCGATTAAGCCACTGGTAGAAAACGCATTTAATCACTCTACCCTTACTGGGAAGCCGTTAGTTGGGTACACGCTGCAACAGAAAGATGTTAACATGCAGTTTGGTGACAGTACTAGCGAGTTCTCCAAAGCTATAAGCGATGAGTTACAGAAGTTGGGCGGTAACACAGCCAACATGAGTCCGATAAAGATAGACAACCTCATCAAGGGGTGGTTCGGTAGCGTGGGGCGCGACGCCTTGTACACCGTAGATATGTTAGTAGGTGACAAACCTGCGCAAAAAGCGAACCGTCTGCCCCTAGTTGGCGGGATATTTTACGATAAGGAAGGCAATGCTCGTGTATCTGACCTGTATGATCTGGCAGACGAATCCAATAGGGCGTGGAATACCTTAGCTGACCTAGAGAAACACCACCCAGAAAAAGCTGAAGCGTATCAAAAAGCGAATCTCCCACTGCTTAGGGTGCATGACAGCCTGAAAGATATGACCTCGCTGTTGAATGAAATGCGAGAAGCTAAGAAAGCTGCGGTACGGGAGAACCCGGCAACCGCAAGAGCGGAAATCAGCAGGCTAGATGCGATGGCTAATAAGATACTGGAAAAAGAACTACCAGCGATAAGAAAAGAACTAGGCAAATAACAAACCCCCGCATTGCACGGGGGTAAAAAGACTTACAGAGAATGTTGCATGGATAGAATAGCTTATAAATCACGGATTGTCAATGTTTTTGAGATATTCTAGTCCTTTTGGGGATATTTTGAATGTCATGGGGGATATTTCAAAGTTTGCGGGTGGCACCGCCTCACTATCAATACTAATTAACCCTGCTTTCCATAGCAGCCCTAACCCCCCACGCTGCCTAACTCCAATAAACCCCCTATCCCCATGCTCCAGTAGCAGCTTCAACAATAAGTCACGCATTTTTCAGGTACTCCAGTCCTTGTGGGGTTATGTTATATTTTTCTAGTTCTCCAAGGCCTAAATAACCCGCACGAATCATAGAAAAATACTCATCTTGGTGCCAGTGGGGCCACTCAAACTCCCTATCCCCGTGCTCCAGTAGCAGCTTCAACAATAAGTCACGCATTTTTCAGGTACTCCTTAGTCTTAGCCGCCGCCCTATATATGTCTTCGTGGGATAGCCCCGCCACCGCTGCCCAGTACCTCAACCCTTCCCCCGTTAAGAACTGAGTGCCTGATATATATGCCTCTTTCCGCTTATATATTGGGGTAGGTATATACGCATCGCCGTTGCAGTAATCCGAGATGGCCTGCATAATGACCCCTACAGCCAGCCTATGCTCTGGCTTATTTTCATCTATATTGGTATATAAACCGCGCCTAATTGCGTTCAGTATAGAATAAATATTCGTGGGTAGCACCGGGGTCTCATCTGGTGGGGATATAATGGCTTCTATCGCTGCCACGGCTTTGTCTATATTCATGCGACTCTCCAAATTATTACCCCTAAATACCCATTATACACTACTTGTTTACATTTTGTCTGTATTTCTAACTCATCTGACACTTTATTTATTAACTTCTTGGCCTTGCCCGCCTCCAGCGTGGGAATAAATATGCTGTCCTTAACTATCATATGCTCAATCGGTATGTCAATATGCCCCCCATCAGGCAACTCAATCAGCATCGGATTTCAGGTACTCCAGTCCAGCGGGGGTTATTTTTAGCATAGTTATTGGGGGGTTGGGCCTAACCCCATGCCGGACTAAATACCCCGAGTCAATTAATTTAAACCAAGGTATAGGCTGTAACAGCTTATAATCAAACTCCCTATCCCCGTGCTCCAGTAGCAGTTTCATCAGTGTCTCACGCATTTTTCAGGTACTCCAGTCCAGCCGGGGTTATTTTGTACCCCAAACGTTCCTTCCATATTATATAACTATGCTCTAGTAGGTCTCCGTAGTGCGTATCCCCCCCATAAGGCCCATAAGGGCTATAATGCCCATACCCCTCGCCATTTTCAAGCACCCAGCGCAGTAACCTCTCCCTCATCAATCCTCCCACATAGACATATCAAGCCCAGCCATCTTGGTATCGAAGGTAATAACCCTGACTGATGCTGCTACAATACCCGTACCTACCGCCAGCCTGCGAGACTCTATTTTACCGCCAGATAGTGCAGTCAAGCTGCTAAACGAGTACTGTTTTTTGGCACAGTATTCCCTTAATACCGCTGCGGATAGGCTTAACTTACCTGTATCTGGCTCGTATCTGCCTATGATTTTATTAATATTCTTGTTGCGCGGGGCATCAAACAGCCCTGTTTTTGGGTCGGGGTATCCGTTGATTATCAAGATACTGCTGTGATTCTCCCCCATGAAATTAGCGATCAAGTCGCAGTGCTGCGTAACCCCTTCTTTGACTTCCCCACGCATCCGTTGCACGTAGGCAACCATGAACAGAATATTACGCTCTATATCAAAGTCATGGAGTCCTAAACTCTTGGCAATATACGCTACTGTATATGCAGCAGCTACACAGGATGACCATTTACGCTCCTTGCTAGTGAAGGCAAACCGTTTATCCATGATGGCTTGTGTCTGTAATACTATCCTTTTAATATCTTTAACATTCTTAACCAGCCATGATGTGAATATATGCCCCGCTACCCCATAGTTATCGTTCATCTTCGAGAACACAGCATCCGCTTCTGCCTTGGGGATTACCGGAGTTCCGCGCATATCAAACTCGAACAGGCGCATGTTCTCCCCCTCTGCTGATGCCTTATATGCGGAAACCTTATCACGGATTGATGCGTTAGCCGTTGTGAGTACGTTTAGGTTCCATGTTGTATTATTCACTCGTTCCACATTAGCGCCACTTGTCATTCTAGCGGGGCCTTTGCCGTGGGTAGCCATATACAGAATGTCACTGCAGGGCTTCGCTTCTTTATTGGTAAGCTCATCTACTACTACCGCCATACTATGAAATACCCCCATCCGATTAATAAGCGCGGCAACAGTATCATGCGGCATACTCATCATTTCTTTAGGGTGCCCCCAAATACTATTACATGCCATACATAGCGTAGTCTTACCAATCCCAGACTCATCGGAAATCATGGAGGTCATCATGCCCTCAACTTCAATATGCTTCAAGAACGGCGAACTTAGCGCGGTAAAGAATATAAACTGATGTATGTCAAACCCCGGCAGTTTATATATGTCAATTACTTTTCTCCATTCTTTTATGTCGCCTTCCATCCTGAACATGTGTTGGTAATTAGTAGTCGCATTTGATGGGGGGCAGTGCCTTATTCCATCCTTAGAGTATTCCCTAGCGCCTATCACAAAGCTATCATCATCTTGCCACCCCATCTGCGTCCGTGCCTGCTCTTCTTTGCTCATCCTCTGTAGCTCCTTCGCCATCAATATTAAGTAGTTGCTTAATTCTACCACAGTTTTATCTGACGCCGCAACCCCCTGCTTACAAATAACATCTCTTAACCTATCCTTGGAGCCTACTGACTGTAGCGGGATATTAAAGTTTCTAACGCCATCAAGGGGTAGATGTAGTCTACAAGCCAGAACTTGCCCGTCAGCCGGGTCATATAATCTCGCATGGGCATAAAAATCATTCTCATAAATTAGTACGTCATCAAAAGTGCCATCTTCGCATTTAGTTCGTTTATAAATACCCCCATGTACCCCGCGTGAATATGGTGCAGGAGGCACGGGTATTACTACCTTCAGTTCTTCCTGTTCGTAGGCCTCTAGGTTCTGGTCTGGTGTTGTTTCTACGGCGTCATCCACAGGCTCCACAACCACTTCAGGCGCGATGTTTACCGTTATTGGGGCTTTGATAGCTATAATCTCTTTGCCGAGCTGTATGGGGCTTGTAATGCGCCCCCAATGAGTGCATGAACTACATACCCCTGCGTTAATACTATCTAATGTGGCACAAGTGTAGGGTCCTTTAGTTTGCTCTGCCTTCTTGAACGACTCATCCATATCATATTCAGGGTGTTTGTTAGATACAAACGGTATTGCCTTTTCCCTGTCCGAACACTGCTGTGCTATCGAGAGCATCCCCCTCCATAAAGGCTCTTCAATCTCTGCTTGATTCTGCACCCCTAACAATATCTGCTCACATCCTGTGCCTGCAGTGCTACGCACTAAAATCTTCTTGAAACTAGATTCGGTGTTCCCCAATAGGGCTTGAGTTGCGGCGCTTACCCCGCGTTTATGGGGGTTCTGTAAAGCGCGAAACGGCTCGTATGCTGCCTCGACTACGCTACTAAACTCACTGAAACTTACTACAGGGCTATGTCTGATTAGTTCCACCTTAGATGGTGGGTTAAAACGGTAGTTATAGGTATCTGGTATGCGCAGTATCCTCGCGCTGTCAGCCGTACACGCTGGGTCTATCCGTAATCCTGTCTTGAGGCATACGGTCTTTAGTTTATCTGCGAGGGGTTGCCACAACTCCGGGGTCACTTCTTCTTCCAATATCCAGTACACATGCCAGCCGTTACCCGAGTCGACAATAGTAGGCCGAGGGAACTTTTGCGCTTTAACGAAGTCTATTATAGCTTGCTTGCCTTCATCCTTATTGGCATAGTCCTTATTAGGTAGCATATCCTTGCAGTCCACATCAAGCCAGAAAGACTTAACTGCCCGCACGTTCTGCTGCCCGCGAGAAGAACTATCCTTAAACGAAGCCATTGCATAATAGGCGTTTCTTCCAGATAAAGATGCTATCACACCTTCAGTAACTAGCTCATCTGGGGTATCGTGGAAAGTCTGGTGTACCGAACCCTCTAGTATTGTGTTAAGGCAATACACCCCCTGCTGTGGCACCACGCTTTTAATTAGCGTATCCATATCAGTCAATCATATCCTGTTGGTTTTCTTCGTATTCTTCCATCATCCCACACTCATCTAGCACACAGAGGTAGCGGATAACCGCTGCTTGTTCCGCCTCAGTAAACACATATCCGTATGAGGCCAGTTCGTCGAGCTGTTCCTCGATTTCCTCCACTAACCCGGCTTGGTCGTTCCCGTAATCTTCGTTGCTCATCTGTTTACCCCCAAGAAAATAAAACCCCCACCAATATGATGGGGGCGCGTAAACCCCAATACTTACATATTTTCCCACTCATCAATTACGGAATTGATTTTTTTGGTGTCTCGTTCAACCACTTTAGGCTTCTTGGTAGGCTCTGCAACAGGGGTTTCTTCCACTGCCCTCTGCTCCACCACAGGAGCGAGTTTCTTTTGTTGCGTACTTTCTGCACCATATGCAATTTCTCCCGTAGCTTGTCGTGCTTCTTTAGTGTCTCCCTGCTCTGTGATAACTACCAGCTCTTGGGGGGTCAGGAACCTATTAGCCGAGAACGTCAGCTTTGGTGTCGCGGCATCCGTATCGAACTCCATGTTAGTCACAACATCATCCACGTTTACATTATTGGACTTCAGCATCTTAGCGTAGGCTTCCAGTGGTAGCTGTTGCCCATTAACCCCATCCCCGAACAGGGAAGTCGCAGGGATATTAAGCTGATACACCGCCCCCTCCATATCACTCTCTTGCACCACCGCCAACCGCCTAAAGAACCGACACGCCCTCGAGTTGTTTTTACCCGACCCCGCGATATTCTGTGGGCACTCTTGGCATTTAGAGGCTTGGGGTTCCTCGCTCTGCGCGTCTGGTTTATCGCCGCTTAGAGAAGTACATAGTGGCGCTACCGCAACCCCCCGTTGGTATACTACTGTTGGGTCATAATAAGCGCGACTGGTGGCAGGGGCAGGGCGAACAATAACGATGTTCATATCCCTAGCTTTAGTCTTGGCAATTTCCTTACCATCGACAATCATCCTGAACGTACCGCCTTCGATTGATATACGCTTACTTGATGCCCCTTTACCTGCCAAAGCAAGTGTTGCTGCGCTTGCTGCCCTTGCTGCGATGTGTGCTGGTACTGCTGTGTTACCGTCAAACAATGTAATGTCGTTGCTCATAATTTATTCTCCTGTAGTCTTTCTTGGTTTAGTAATTTTAATTGTATATTCTCTCGACAAGTTCAAGCCGGGAGGGAAGTCATCTGGATGGGTTAATATCCATTCCTTCATGTTAGTCTGTGATACCCGCTTTTCTAGCAACTCTAACGCTCCGTGGTCTGCGATATACTGGTGCAGCGCGATCCAATCTCCTGTCCAATACCTCTCAGTAACACCTCTAGTCACCGTACCATACTTAGTACGGCTTGACTCTACTCCCTGCTCCTTCATCAAATCGCCTATTGCTTCTCGCACCTGCTTCCTTTTTTCCGCTATCGTTTTTACTTCCTCTTCTAGCTCATCGATCTTCACCCCCATCTTTTTATCTACCATAACCAACTGCTCTAAATTATACTCCGTTTCACTATTCATGTAACACCTCATCATATAAGTCAATCAACTTCATGTGGTGGTCTACCTTCGCATTTAACATTTTATACATCTTTTCCTCCGCTGGGCTGCCTTGTATCATTATAACAGTAACTTTATGCTGCTGTCCGTTCCTGTGTGCGCGGGCGTTAGCCTGTAAGTACGTTTCCACACTAGCCGTTGGCCCGAACCACACTACCGTATTAGCCGCAGTCAAAGTAATCCCATGTGCCGCAGCTTTCGGTTGGATAATCACTACTCTTAGTGTATCACTTTCTTGGAAACTGTCAATAATTGCTGCGCGTTTTGTCGCTGATACCTTGCCATTAATGACCGCACAAGCTATTTTTTTCTTCTGTAAATATGCCTCAATAACTTCTATTGTGTGAGTGTAGGGTACAAATACTATCACCTTTTGTAGGCTCTCGTCAATAACATTCTCTAATTCCGTCAACCTATTTGTTATATCGAAATATATAGGCGCCCCATCATCACTGTAACACGCGCCGCAACTAATTTGCAAGAGCCGTGTCATCTGTACCGCAGCGTTAACCGCAGTGATTGTTTCCCCCGCCGCAGTAATAAGCATCTGTTTCTTCAGCATATTGTAATACTTCTCCTGCTGTGGGGTCATAGGCACGTCCCGCGTTTCGTACATCATATCTGGCAGGTCTAAGCATTCAGCCTTTGTGTAGCGTATCGCTGGTTGTAGCGCCGCGAAAACTATCTCGTTTGCGTTAGGCTTTGGTATATACCTAAACATAGATAACTTCTGCATCACGGTATCACGCCACGCCCCAAAAAACCTAGGCACCCTGTCAGGACAAACTAACTTAGCTAACCCATACGCATCTTCTGGTGACTGCGCGGCGGGAGTTCCTGTCAGTAGGGCTAACCTAGGACTTACCACAGCTAACTTATTAAATGCCTTCCATCTGTCCGTCCCGATATTTTTTAACGCTGTTGCTTCGTCTGCTACAATAAAGTCAAACCCCGCCTCCAGTAGTTCGGGTAGTACCGTCAGTATGCCATCATAATTAATAATCACTAACTCATACTTACCACGAATAATACATCTCCGCGTCTTAACTGAACCATGTGCAATCCCTACCGACCTGTGGGGCAACACAGAGAATAGATCTTTCTGCCATGCTGCCTTCATAATAGACAGGGGGCACACAATCAGTACCCGTTTCACCTTCTTATGCCGCAAAAGATAATCAACCGCCCATGCCGTACTTGCTGTCTTACCCACACCCATCTCGCTAAACACAAAACACTTAGGATTAGCCACAATAAACGAAGCCGTATCCTTCTGGTGTATCATCGGAGTAAACCTGCCACTCCAAGCGTAGTCCTTGTATATAGTCGACGGTACCTTATGAACCCCAAGCGCAGTTAATGTAGCTACATTGTCATAATCCCACTTAACCAGCACCTCATGCAGGTCATCCGATACTTGCCGCACATACTTGCTAGTCCCAATAAGCGATGTGTACTTTCCCGGATCTCTGACATTAATGAGAAGTGCTTTGTTTTCAATTATTTCCATTATGTCTGTTCAGTAATTCCGCCAGCCCATGCGCGTATTTAATTTTATCCTCTAATGTTGCCCACTCTCCCCCTACGCTTAGTCCTACCGCGTTAGTCGGATCACTGCTAATTACATCCACCGCGCCTAACAAACTCTCCACCCGCCACGGTCCTTTATCTGTAAATGTTATGCCCATACTTCCTCCCATGATCCTGTTAATGCGCCTTTGGCATAGTCTGTTATTACTGTCTCAAACATATTACCATGTATCGGGCTGTTAATAATTTCTTCTACCCACGGTAGTGGATTGCGCTTCACTTTGTTAATACCCTTCAAGCCCAAACCAATCAAGCGTCTGTCAGTAATGTACCGGATATACACCTTAACTTGCTCTTTAGTTAAATCAATTAAATCCCCCATAGCAAACGCCAAATCAATAAACTTATCTTCCAGTTCTACCATCTTCTCAGCGGCTGCGTATATCCTCTCCTTAGTCTCGTCGTTCCATATATCAAGGTTCTCCTTAACATACTCACGGAACAACTTAATCATCCCATCACAGTGCATCATCTCATCCTGAATAGACCAAGTAATAATGTCCTTCATCCCCCGCATCTTGCCTTGCCTAGAGAAGTTCAGCAGCATAATAAACGACGAGAACAACTGCATCCCTTCGGTAAACCCTGAGAACACTGCCATATGCACTGCAGTATCTGCCTTGTCACATTGCGTATTAGATATATCCACCAAGTACTCATGCTTCTCTTTCATTTCCTGATACTGCGCAAACTCATTGTAGGTAGTCTCCGGTAGTCCCAGAGTCTCAATCAAGTGTGAATAAGCTGCGATATGTACCGCTTCCCTATTAGCAAACCCCAACAACATCATACGTATTTCTGGTTGTGGAAAATAGGGTAGGTAGTTCTTGACATATGCGCCCGCCACATCAATATCCGCTTGGGTAAAGAACCTGAAAATATGGGTCAATAAGTTCTTCTCTGCTGCGGTTAAGTTCTTATTCCAGTCCTTTACATCCTCCCCCAGTTTCGCCTCCCAAGGCCCCCAGTGGCTCTGCTCATGCTCCAACCAAGCGTTGTACGCCCAAGGATAATTAAACGGCTTAAAGCACTGTCGTTCTTCTAGTAAATTATGTTTTTGTTTCATCTTCTCCCCTATCCTTCACAGGCAAGACAACTATCATCCCCACCCGCGTCAATCTCTTTAATTATATCACGTTCTACCTTGTGATACAACTTATCCCCTTTGTTAATCTTCTCCGACCTGCAGTAGTATAGGGTCTTTAGTTTCTGCCTCCATGCCTGCATGTGTACTGCGTGGATATACTTGATGTTAGCATCAGGTCTGAAGAACACATTAACCGACTGCGCTTGGTCTATAAACGGCTGCCTGTCCGAAGCGTGTTGTATCACCCATCGCTGGTCAAGTTCCATTGCCGTTTTAAATGTATCCTTCTCCCACTCAGTCAGGATTGCTAGGTGTTGAACCGACCCATTATTTGCGATGATACTTGCCCATATATCAGGTAATTCTTCTTCAAGCAACACCTTACTTTTAAGCACCTTATCTAGCCACCTGTTCTTGACTAAATGAGAACCTGATAGTGTGTCCTGTCTGTAGGTATTAGCTCTATAAGGCTCAATTGATGGGCTTGTATTACCCATAATAATAGAACTGGAGGCATTGGGGGCAATTGCCATAAGGTGTGAAAATCTACGCCCTGTACCAACCGCGTCTGGAGCCTCCCCTCTTTCTTTTCCTAACACCCCGTTAGCTAAATCTAAATGGCACCTTATATGCTTAAACATCGCTAAGTTCTTGCCTACCGCCTGCGCAGATTCCCAAGGGATATAGTTCTTCTGTAGGTAAGCATGGAATCCCAACGCCCCTACACCAATGCTACGCTCACTCCGCGCTGAAAACTTAGCCCGCTCTACGCTGTCTGGTGCATTATCAATGAAGTGCTGCAATACATTATCCAGCATCTCCGCTATATCCAGCAAGAACTGCGGGTCGCCTTTCCACTCATCATAATACTCCAAGTTCACTGAGGACAAGCAGCATACCGCAGTTCTTTCTTCGTTTGTTGGGAGTACGATCTCAGAACACAAATTCGACTGCTTAACTTCAAGCCCTTTATCCTTCAACCAATAAGGCAGCTTGCGGTTAGACTCATCAATGAAGTGTAGGTATGGCTCCCCAGTCTGCATCCGTGTTTCTAATATACGCTGCCAAAGTTCTTTAGCTGAGACTACTTCGCGCACTTCTGGGCTGTTAGGGTCTTTGAGATCCCATGAATCATCAGCGTCTGGGTCTTGTGTGCATCGGTCAATCAACTCCATGAAACTGTCTGATATGTTAATCCCGTGGTGCATATTCAAGGCTCTCAGATTCTGATCCCCCGTTGGTTTGCGCATCTCCAAGAACAACTTAATATCTGGGTGACTAATATCCAAGTACGCTGCGTAGCTGCCCCTCCTAGTTTTCCCTTGCTTGTATGCCAATGCGGAAGCGTCATATATCTTGAGGTGTGGCATAACCCCTGTAGACTTCTCATCTGCGGAACGTATCCCAAAGTTAATACCGACCCCCCCGCCCAACATAGAGAACCTGTTTGTTTCTGATAAGTTCTCAACCAACCCTTCGGCTGTATCCGCTATGGTGTTCAAGAAACAAGCAATCCCAAACCCCCGCTTATCCTCGTTATATGACAGTATTGGGGTGGAGTAAGACAGCCAGTGTTTTGAAGCATAATCATACAGCCGCTGTGCATGGTCTGGGTTACTACTAAACTTCTCTGACACATAAGCGAACCTATCTTGGGGGCTATTCTCCCCCGCCATCATATAACTATTCTTAAGCCTCAGTAACCCAAGGGTATCGAATAGTGCATCCCTGATATAATCTTTTTTTATTGTCATGTAGGGCTTTCTTTTTGTTTTATCAATGGAAACACCGTGCTTATAACTTCTACACATTCTCGTGCTATGTCCATATGTTCTTTCTGTGTGCCGTTACTACCCCGCAAGTCGCAGTAGTGTAACCAGCTTCTCATAGTGCCATTCACATACATCCTAGATAATGTATTCCCCTCTGGCAGCACTACTCTGGCACATTCCTTAGCTAAACCGTTATATAACGCCCACTGGTAATTCTTTTTAGCTAAGTTAATCACCTCCATTTGCTTCATGTGCCAGTACTCTTTTAAGTCTCTATCTGTGGTATCCATAGAGTTCTGCCTGTTCTTCGCGTCCTGCAACCTTGCTTCGCGTAATTCAAAATTTAGTTCCTTAACTGGGTCGGCGTATCTTTGTGAGTTATGAGTAACGATCCCGTTAGCTATGTAATTATGACTATGATGCTCAACCTCAATATCATACGTCTCTTTCTCCCCTATGTAAAAAATAGACTTCACTTTTGAAAACCTTGCTGTGTACTTTGCTTCTTTTCTTTCTTTGCCTGATTTTACTCTATGCGCTTCTTTACATAATACCTGTAAGTTTGTTTTTTCAAACGCTAAACTAGGGTGGCTGTATACTGGGTGTATATGGTCTACTTCACTATTACTCAAATTAATACGGGCCCCACTTATGGCACACCTGTTATTTTGCTTTTGTAGAATTTCTGAATGGTATCCTTTACACTTCTGAGCGACTAAATTCCTCCACCTCATAGTGTCCGTTGTGTACTTACCATTTTTATATAAGTTAGAATCAACCCCCTTCATAGCACTAGCAGACATCTTTTCCCGTGTTTCTTTGCTGTGGAAACCACCAAAATTAGGTTGGTATTCCTTCGGTATGCCTTTATTCCATATACTAGTATATGTCGCGACCTCTTTTTTAGAGTACTGCAGTTTGTGTATTCTTAGCCACTTCCTAACAGTATGGTAGCTTATTTGCGCTTTGTGAGCTATGTATGGTATCCCTACCCCCGCTTCTATTGATTCTATCTTCGCTTGTTGCAACCAGCTATGCTCTTGATGGACTGGAATCCCATTGCATCCAACGAAAGAATCTATGGTTATCGCTTTAAGCGGTTTAAACCCGGCGTAAGTAAGAAATTTATGATCCATAGTGGATTGTATTTTCTTTCCGTTTTCTAGGGTTAGTTCATACACGTCCTTTTTGCCAGTTTTAAATACTTCTTTTATCTTGGCCGAGGATAGAAACCTGCTCTTCTCATCATACACACGAACTAAATTATCACTTATACCTCTATATTGGTCGGACTTATGCCGCGCATATAGCTTCTCAATAGATACTTTTTTTGTCCTACCTCCTTTAGTAACCGTAGTAATTAAACTATCCCCAGTAACACAAAATTCCTGAAACGTAAATGATCTATGCCTAAGTATCTGCCTACCAATATCGCGAGTCGTTTCAATTTCCAGACAAACATTAACCATTTCCAGTGGCGAGAAGTGTTTATTATCCAGCAAGTATGTAATTAACTTCTCCGTACTCTGGTTATGTTGGTTGCTTGGATTACTCACCCTAGCACAGAAGGCTACTAACCCCTGCATACCTTCTATCTTTGGGCCTGTAGGTACTGAATGGCTTATTAGTTTTACATTCATTTCTCCCCCTTCTTATGCAAATTATTACTCTGGTTTTTACTGGAGTCCTCAATACGTAAGTTGCTCATCACGCTCTTACCCCCATCCTCCACTGGCTTGATGTGCCCTACATCTTTACCCTTCCTATTAATTCCCGCCTTATCGACCATCCTTCTGGCCTTAGCCCTTTCAAGCTGCTTCTTGTCTTCCCCATTAGCCTGCATCTTTTTCCATTCTTCTTTCCAGTACGGCGAACCTTTAGGTATATTAGGTTTTCTAGGCATTATTTACTTTTCCTTTTCTCTGACCAGTGCGGGCAATCATTCACAGGGCACCACGGGCATAGTGCCGTGGGCTTTTCGTTCCATACCCCCGCTTCATGTGCCGCCTCTACTTCGTTAATCTTACCTATCCACTTTAACCATGTGGGCTTGGCTTCCTTCTTGTGGTACTCAGCAGTAACAATCGTATCATGCACCACAAACAACAGCGCGGCCTTCACGTATGTTATCTCCGGGAAGTACCTGAATATCATCAACGCCATAAGCTCTAACTGGTCTTTGTCGGGGTACTTATCCCCGCCAGTTTTATAGTCTCCTATATACGCCTTGCTTGTCGCCTTATTCAACACGACAATATCAGCAACCCCACGCAGATAAACATCTTTATCAAAGAAATCACACGGCTGTAGAGAGTGATCCAACGCCATCTTAAACTCGACTAGCTTCTCCCCCTCCAGCCTGAGCAATGAATCAGCAATGTCCTTGAATCTGCTATGCTTACCTAAATCAACCCCGCTACCTATATAGTCCTCTAGTGCCTTGTGTACCTCCTCGCCATACATTATAGCATCTGTCTTAGGGAAAGGCCACTTTTTTAGCACCCGATTCTCATGGTATTTCCTAGGGCACTGGGAAAATTCCTTCAACGCTGAGTAACTATAGGCCATCGGTTATTTTCTTTATTTTTTGTTCTAATGCATCTTGCCAGCTCTTTAGTTTTGCTCTTATTGCGGTAAGTATTCTCTTCATTATTTATCCCTTTCTATCATCATCGCATCTGCCAACAGGAAACACATCTCAGCAATTGCTTCAACACTACTACCCCTTAAATCCACAGACATCGCAGCCATAGCGAACTTGTCTCTCAGCCTATTGTTATCCTCCGCCTCAAAATAATCGTCCAGCTCCTTGCGAGACATTCCATCCAACTCATGCTGCGGTAACTTCTTAAATTTACTCATTTATTTCTCCTCTCGTTGTAATCCTTTAGCCACTCAACTGCTTTGGGGGAGTACCAAAATGTATGATCGTATTTATTGCGCAGCTTGCGGTTAGACTCATCAATGAGGCGATGCCCGTGTCTTACGGCCTCTATGCGCCAGCCGAACTCGCATGGCGGCATACTTGGGTACCATGCTGACGCATTATCAACCCCATGCGCCAGTATCTCTTTTAGTAGCCAAGCAGCGTAATCATCATCTTTATTTGGCGTCGCCATATCGTTTCCCTGATCCTACTTCACAATCCAGTGGTAAATCCAATGCCCATGATGGGGGCTTCCTCATAACTTCTTGTATAAATATCTTGGCTTCTTCTACTTCAGCATCTGGAACTACACATATTACCTCATCATGTACCAATCCTGCAACCCAATATCGTTTATTTATTTCCATCGTCTGTGTTGATATAATATCCCGCGCCAAACTTTGATTTATTCTTTGGAAACATTTTCCCCCGTAAGCTTTATCTTTTAATATGCTGCATCCTCTCCTTGTATCATATTGCCACTCGTTCCCTTTTTCTGTGTTTTCTTTTCTTAACCCCGGATATGGTAAGTATAACCCACTAGGTTTAAGAATACCTTTCTTACCATGTACAGGTAAAAACTCGAACGCTGTGTGTTCTTCATCATTAGCAATCCACGAAAGTACCTCTTCTCCATCACCCCAAGCATCAACTATCTTATCATATGTATCACGGTATAAATACTTTAATCTTTCTGCCTCTTTGAGCGTGATAGTTATCTTGCCTTTACTTTGTATGCGAATTGTATTCTGCAATTTTACATGCCCTGTCTGGTACAAAAGTGAGAGCTGGCAGACCTTTCCAATAAACCTTTCATCACTGGTTTTACCTATACTATCATAATCCAAGTTAAATGATTCCGATGCAAACACCCGATACAAGTCCAACCCATCCCTAATCTGCTGTAGTGCGTCTTGCTGCCCCGCCAACCACATCCCTGAGCGTAGCTCGATGTTACTTGAGTCTGCCACTACCAGCGTGCGCCCGTCTGGTGCCACGAGTGCCCTGCGTAATGTCGACCCGCGAGGCAGATTTTGGGGGTTAGTCCCAAAGCCACTCCAACGGTGCGTTATCTTCGCGCCTGAATATGACAGTGAGAATGGGTAAGTGCCCCGCCCCGCTATACCGATATACGCCTCTGTTCTTGTTTCTCCTATGGTAGACTTATTCTCCAGCCGTGTAGATACAAGTGTAGCCACAATAGGGTCATCACTCTCAAGCAGATTGGTAAACTCCTCGTCTGTCTTGGCGAACGCCCATGCAGTCTTACCCGTCTTGGCACTGATCTTGGTGGGCGGCTCCACCCCCTGCGCCTTAAGCAACTCAGCAAACTTGGGGTTGCTCATTACTTTAATTTTTAGTTCCGCTTCACTACCCACCCCCAAAGCCGTTTGCAGTTTCTCTAGTGATTCGCGCTTCGTTCTCTTTATGTTTATCAAGTCTTCCACCAGCATCGGCGCATCTATTTCTATTATTGGTTGTGCAAACATCCTTATGGTTAGATCAATTACTTTTAGCTCCGACTTTGGGAAGATCGGTAGCATCTTGTGAAATATATCATGCGTTGAAAAAACGTCATCGCGGCAGTACTCTCCGTATGTCGCCAGTTCTGTGGGGGTAAAATCTTCCCTCCGCTTGCCCAACGCATTCAATACTTCATCCCCTTTAGGCCGCGACTTATATAGCTTGCATAGGTTTGCCAGTGATGATGATTCCGACACCCCATGCAGCGCGTTTGCCATGCTCATCGTATCTAAATAACCTCTGGGTTTGATACCATAAATCCAGTTAAGTATCGCCCCATCAAACGCTGTGTTCTGCGCTAGTAATAGATGTGTATCCCACGGTAAAGACTCTAAATATTCCTTAACATACTCATGCGTACCTGACACCCACTCAATAGACCCATCGTTAATTTTTGTAGCTACACCAATTGTCTGAAACAACGGAGAGCGTATGTATTCTTCGGTAGTGCACTTAGTCAGCCCATACTCTTTTGAGTAAAAAGTCTCTATGTCGCAAGCAATAATATTAATGTTCATACGGTTATGTCCCCCCCCGCGTGGGTCGTACAGCGCGCCTTAATAGCTTCCAGCATACCATTAGGTTGGTTATATATTATCTCACTAACCTGATCCTTAGTGCAAGTATAATACGGATATTTTATTTCTGTGTCTGGTCGCGGCATCAAGGAAAAAACAATCCCTATGGTGCACCCAACCCCAAACAATATCATCCAATCCCACTTATTCACTCGTTCCTCCTCTGCCAATCCGTGCGGCAATCAACATCACACCACCGCAGCCCCTTTTTAATGTCTGTGTTGCCGCAGTTCAGGCAATACCCCTTCGGCTCTGCTACCATTGGGGGTTTCTGTTGCCTCCGCAGTTTTTCTAACTGCTCCATTTGTTGTTGCGCACTATCCGCAGCGTCCATGTCTTCTCCCTTCTCCTGCGTAGTATGTCTTAGTTGGTTGTGGATACTTGCGGTGTCCCCTTACTAACGTTTCCTCAGTACTAACTGCAGGCTGCTTAAACTCCTCTGCTAACTTGTTCCTGTGTGTTTCCCTGATTGTGTCGGCAAACAACGCATCGCAGAACGCTTTATCTTTTTGGTAGCTCATATCTTTCTCTCCTTAAGTGCTAACTCAACCAACTTACAATTAAATTTAAATGCCTCACTATCGCGCATCACTACCGATAGCCTAGCTATCTCACTTTTGTGCGGCGGTTTATTTGTTGCCACTAACATCAGCCTGACTGTTACCGCTTCGAGCGATTCCCCGCTATATATACTCCAGCCACACTTCTCACACTTCATACAGTCTATCAGTGTGCCTTTCCCTCCGGGGGACATTGTTACTGGATGTTTATCTCCGGGAAAGTCGGGCAGTCCTGTATATGTATTTTCTATAGCCTTGCCGGGGGCTAACTCGCCCCCACACTTTTTACATCTAGTGTAGTCTAGTGATAGCATCATCCACCTCGTCAATACTATCAAACAAGTCCGTTATCTCATCCATGTTGTCCTCGTTGATTACAAGCCCCCACCCCCCTGCTTCAGCTACTTCTTTTAGCCACTTCTTTTGCAGTGCCGTAGGCTGGCTGCTCCCTGACTTAGCCTCTATGGATATAAAATACCCCCTGTGGCATACAAGGAAGTCACTAACCCCACTCTTACCAAACCCCCCTGTCGCTGGCATAGCATATACCACTTTATAATCTTTGAGTATCTTTTTTATGGTGTTTTTAACCCTGCCCTCTGGTGTCATAGCCACTATATACCCTCCCCTATTTCCCGCGCCACTACTTCACCCACCTTAACTAGGCCAAACTGATTGCAGTGGATGTCAAGCTCACTGACTGTCCTAAACGACAGTGAAAATGGTGAAAGCCCTGCTGTGTGTAAGTGTCTCACTAAACACATATACATGGTGTAAGTCTTTGGTTTGCGGCGGTATTCTAACTCTTCAAACCATAGCGGTGCTGCGGAATCTATCCACCCATTATCCGACAACTGCCCTTTTTCCCGCAGTCTAGCCTGCCAAACAATGCTTGGGTCTTTCTTCATATCGTCTAGCCACTGCTGCCTAAGCTCTAAGTGGGATATTTCTGGGGTTTCTTCCTCTGGGGTTTCTTCATCTGGGGGGTATGATTCTATCAATATGTCGCGCAACTGCTTGAGTGCTATCCGCCCTATTATGTATACACTTTTATTCTGTGCTTGCCGACCATCATCATCAGTATATGCCGGGGTCATCAATCGTAAGTCATCGTCATCGGTGTCCAATACCCCGAACGCGGTACACTCATCTACATCTAATTCAAATAATTCTCTCATATTGTCTCCGATAGTTTGTTAATATACCACGCCGCTTTCTGCGCGTCTTCTGTTGCTGCCCCTTTATTACCCAACCTGCTCAAATACTTAAGTCCATTTCCAATCAAATACCCCCTGAACTCATCTATTGTTAGCTTTGCCTGTATGTAATCTATACACTCAATCCCGCCTGTTGTGTAGTGTGGTGGCGAGTTTACCATATCTGCTTTTGGTTTCATCCTTGCTCCTATATTATTTGTTGGGCTTCTATCTTACTACATCTGGTCGATGTATGCAAGTGTTTTATTTTGGTTTGTCTACCATCTACGCTGGAGTCGCCAACTCCACAATACTTAGCTCTATCTCACCCTTGTATGGGTCTTCCTCGATGTATGCTTGCGCCTGTGCCAAACTTGTAAACACCCCAACGAAATCCCCCGCGTTGGGTTCGCCTATCACTACTACATAGTTTCTTTTCATATCATTCTCCTTGTTTTATTCATCCATCACTTCGTCTAAGTACACGTCTAAGTACACGTCTAAAACATCCCAACTAATCCCTATGCAGCAATCGTGATACTTATCCGCCATCTCCAGTACTTCCATAGCCTGCGCTCGGGTTGGTATTTTCTCGCGCCCTCTATCTGTTGCTAGGTTTATAACATCAGCAATGTCCCATGTTATTATCAGTTGCCCTTTGTCGTTAATCATGTTGATCCTCCTTGTTTTAAAAATTCCAGCCCTTTTGGGGTTATTTTGTACCCGATCCCTAAATCATATTTTATATATTCCCCCCGGACTAATCGTAACCAGTATTCATCACTTATATAGTTAAAATAACTATCCCCATGAGCCACCAGCAACATAAGTAAGTAACTGCGCAATTTCGCTTTATGGTCGCACATTTTTCAGGTACTCCTTGAGGGTATTGATATAGGCATCACAGGCAGCAAACCATGCAGCAGAGGCAGCAGCACAGGCACCATGGGCAGCAACATAGGCACCACGGGCACCACGGGCACCACGGGCAGCAGCTCGGGATGCTCTATAGGCGGCAGAGGCAGCCTCCATATCGATACTTAGCTGTAATAGTGTTTTATTCATGGTTCTCCTTGAGGACATTGATATAGGCACCATAGGCAGCAACATAGGCACCATGGGCAGCAAACCATGCAGCAGAGGCAGTAGTATAGTCATCACAGGCATCACGGGCATCACGGGCAGCATAGGCGGCAGAGGCAGCCTCCATATCGATACTTAGCTGTAATAGTGTTTTAGTCGCTCTCACGCGCTCAACTCTCGCACCCGTATAGTTACCCCGCTGGCGATGCCCCCGGTGCTGCTATTATTCACTACTAGCCACAACACAGGCAGCGCGCCCCAGTCGCCTACGTTTTTAGTGTCAAACTCACCATCTGTAACCACCACCGCACAAACGTACTCGTTCCTTTGCTCTGTCAACCACTCAGTTATGCATCGAGGGTCAGTTCCACCGCCGCCCTTTGGCTTTACTGCCGCTGCGAGGCAGCCCATGGTGCTGGCGGTGAATACATCTACGCCCCTTATCTCGGTATCCCACCAAGCCAAATCAATTCCATCAGGGTTGACTTCATCGCACAGGTGCTGCATATGTCCTAAAAAGTGCGATAGCTCCCTATCGCCAATTGATCCTGACGTATCCCCGCATAACAGCAGCTTACCTACCCTATCTGCGTATGGTGTGGGCATGTATAAGTCATAAGCAATATACGTTCTGTGTGGTTTTCTCCACGTCTGTTTATCCGCCCCGGCGCATTGCGCCTTAACAAATTCCGCTAGGTGCATCTTCCAGTCTACCTCTGGCACAAGCATTGCCTCAACCCCCCTAGGCAGCCCCGCGCCAGTAAGTGCCGCCTGTCTTATTGCTGTGTCGATCTGCTTCTCAACTTCTTTAGCCTGCTCTGGTGTTAGGGCTTTTGCCGCTTCCCAGTCGTGGTAATCGGTGCTGGTTTGTTTGCCTGCGCCGTTCTTTTTAAGGTCTTCAAATATAGACTTAGCATTCCACTTGCTACTATCGGCGTACTGTGGCATATCCACCCCACCCGTTGGGAACTTAAGCCCCTCCTTGCCCATCAGGTATTGATTATTAATTACGGCATCCATCGCTATATTAGCCAGCTTCGCGTTATCATCTGCCAAGGCGCGCCAGACAAACATATGGCGCAGTATCTTGTGCATTCCCTCATGTAGTACGAGGAACCTAGTCTCCCCATCACACAGCGTAGCAAGGAAATCCCGATTATACATTTCATTTATCCCATCCGTTCCAGCGGTCTGGCATAGGGCATCTGCTCCTGATACAAACGCAGTCTCCCCCATCATGTACACGCTCGCGCCCCAACGCCACTCTGGTGAAGTCATGCACCAGATTTTAGCCCTACTTATTTGCTGCTCCGCTGTGTATTTACTATCCATTATTTTCTCCCTATATCCATGACGATAATACCGAGTCAACTTGTTTTTTAACCTCTATCCGCGCTCCGTCTGATTCCCTCAGCAGGTTAGGATCAACTCCAGTCAGTGCCTTTTCCAGCAGTCGCCGCTTATCTTCCAGCTTACTATCATTAGTTACGTTCAGCGTTTTGAGAGTGTCGCATAGGTCAACGGCATTGTCAACAAGTGTATCTCTAAAGACTTTTTTCTTTCCCTCGGCATCAGTGCCTAGTCGCTCGCTCATTTTAGTCAAGCAGTCATGCAGCAGATCCCACAAGTGCTTATTTATTCCTCTCACTCGTTCCCCCATCGCTTTTTCGTAGTCGCCTCGCATCTCCTTGAGTGCCTCGGCTGGCGCATCTACTCTAAAATCACCCGATGTTGGCAGGGGCAGAAAACCCACACTAAACTTAAATTTATGCTTAACGTCATCGACTGTCGGGTACTCGCTACGGTCAAACAACGCGCCTAACTGAAATGCTTGCGCCCCAATAATCAGCGGATAATCAATTAGGAACTGCTGCACCAGACTGTTGAACTCTGTCTCTTTATCATCCAACCACTGTTTCATATCAAAAAATCCAGCCATCGGTAGCATACGCTGTCCACCATCTGACCACGGCAAAGTCATACCATAAAATTCATTGCGGGTATTAGCGATAAAGTCAGTTACTTTTTTCAAGTTCCCCATACCAGCCATCAAGTTTTTCTGTACCTTGGCAGCATCACTACTGTTAGCCCCATTGTTGTCCGTAACATCCTTGGATGCTTTCCTGTCATGCTTCTTGGCACTCCAACACGAAAAGTTTAGCTCTACAATCACTGCATTTAATAACATTATATCCGTTTTCATTTTATCCCCATTATTAAAGCACTATACTATTGTCCACAACCCAGTCCACGAGTTGTCTATTGCGCGACATAATATCGAGTAGCTCAGGCTGGTGTCGCATCGTTTTTACCCATACTGCTCTCACCTCTAACCCCATGCGCCCGATGTACTCCGCCCAAGCATCTATGGTACCCGCAGTGATGTAATTCAGGCTTTTATATACCAGTATCATCTGCGCCCCGACCGATTTAGGGAGTTTGCATTTAGTTGGGTTACTCATTACCTCATCGGGACTTGGCAAGTCTGCACCTAGCGCAAGTAATGCCCCCATATCTAACGCCGCTTTTCCCCCTACTGTGCCAATTAACGCTTTAATGGTTAGCTCTTCCCCCAGTTTGTCGAGATTGTTCAACTGGTGCGATGCCAACTCCAGTGTACGAGGGCAAACATACGCTTGTGCATTGTGTTGAGGGTGATAGATATACTGAAATATACCCTGCCCATCAGCGTGTAATTTTGCATCGAATGATGTTGTCGCCGGGTCTTTGTAGCTACTAAATATCGCGGGATTCTGGCCTATCCATGTGAGAATAAATGGATTGATGTTATTGTTCACCGCCCATTTAGTCCACTCAACTTGATTTGGTTTACGCATGGGTATCCGTGCCACGCGGCTGTTAGTGTGTCCGTTAGTCTTATCGCCTACACCATCAGTTGCGAAATTAGTAGTACCGAAAACAATACTTCCCGCTGGCAGTTGATAATCCCCCACGTAATGGTCAAGCATCAGCCTGTTAAGCATTAGCTGCACATAAGGGGTGCATTTGAATACCTCGTCTATCATCACGATCTTAGGTTTGTTGGCATCTTTACCCATCCATATCTGATTTATATATGCTCTAGTAGTTTGCGATTCGTGGTGTGGCATGGTTAATGCAATGTCTGGTATATCCTTAAGGGGCGCATCAATATAAATATACTCATATCTGTCACCTTCAAGTGATTCGATGGTTTTCAGGATGCTGCTTTTCGATGATCCCGGCTCTCCCTCGATTATGTATGTTATATTGCTCCCATTAGCACGGACTAATGTTGCCGCTTCATCGTGGTTTACTGCAAAATTATACATGTTCATGCTACTGCTCATTTTGTCCCCCTTTTAAAAAGTTTAATCCCGCCGCAGTCACTCTGGCGTCACTGGTTTTCACATCTGTCACAAACTCAGTTACTTCAATCATCCCCTCACGCCGCAAGGACATCATCGGCTCTTTTGCCCATGTATAGGCGAATGGTCTATCCCCATGCTCTACTACTAGATGCAATAAAAATGCTCTCTCTACCTCAGTCATAACTACCCCCTAAAAAGTTACTAAATCAATCTGCCTGTTGTGCCGTGGTAATGTGTACAGTCCAATCCATACTTCCCGCCGTTCGATGATGCACTCTTGATACTTCAAAAACCATGCATTGCTTATCTTAACATCTTTACGTTCGATGTGGGTAGATTTTTTATTCTGCTTATTTCTATGTCTTGTTGTCATTTTAATTATTCCCTTCAACAATATCGCCGCAGGCAATCCATAGCAAGCGGTTCAGGTTATCATCATGGTCGGCAAGGTCTTGGTCGTCCCATGCCCCAAACATCTCCAGAACTTTAACCACATCCGTCTGGTTGAGTTTGTTTAGTTGCCTCCTGATAGCAGGTATATTGCGTAGTGCTTCGATGTCGCCATCGCATTGCCCTTGGTGTGACCCTTGCGCCGCTTGCGCCTTAGTTATTTGTAGCGTGATTCTACCGCATGAGCTTGACCAGTGCATTTTGTTCTCCTTTAGTTTAATTGTTACCTTACCCAATAGGTTTCGCCATCAAAATCTACGCTCATATAGTCTTGTTTTAGTATGTCATAGTCCACTGTTATAGTTAGATAACACGGTAAATCTTTTGGAATGTCGCCAATGTCTTCCAGCAGATCGTCCATATACTCGTTAAAATAGCTATCCTTAATTAGTGCATCGCCGTGCTTCCAGTCTGAGCAATAATTCTCTCCTTGTTCTGCTAGTGTTTTTAGTGCTGTTAGTTCCTCGCCCTCTTCACTGGTATTCCATGCGTCTAGTTCGTTTTGTGCGATCCGTTGCTCTTCACTCTCGTCTTCCGCTTCGTCATAGGCTTCCTGAAGTGTGTCGCGTTCCCCTTCCAGCTCTTCAATCCACTCGATTACATCACGGCTATCGATTACGTTGTCTTGGTTGCTGATTGTATTTGTCATGTTAATTCTCCTAATTTAGTTTAGTTGTTTTAAATTATGCCTGATTGATACATTGCGTCATCTTTTACGCTGTGAAGTGCCGCTGTTAGTTCTGTGTCTTGGTCTTTTTTGTAGCTGTCTAGGATTTTGTCTGCCAGCACAAGGGCGCACTCGTTCGCATGGCCGCCTAATGCATACATTTTACCATTTCTTATTGTGTACCCGTCTTCAACCCCGCCTAGATAGTCGTCATAATCATCTAACTCGTCCCCGTCTGCATCTAGTAGGGTAACATGTAAACAAGCATAACCCCAATCGTCATTGCACCACGAGCGCAAGTAATCAAAATCAGCTTGGGCAGCTTTAACGGCTTTTTGGCCTTGGGTGTCTGTTGGCAGTACACTAGCACAGCTCCAGCCCTCAGCTTTTGCTTTTTTAATCGCGCCTCGCATGTCGTAAAATCGTTCGCGGTTGCGGTCTGAGCATAACACGACTTCACCCGATTTTTTATCCCTGCTTGTCCACTCGCTGACCGCGCCATGACCGTCTGAGCATTCCCACGGTGTTTCGCGCCTATCATCGCGCAGGTATTCCACTTTAAATACATGGTCGTTATGCTCAATTGTTTCGGTTTTATAGGCATTGTCTCTCATTTTAGTTCCCCTTTAGTTTAGGTCGGTTAGTATTATTTCGCCTGAGGCTATCTTGTGCTCTGCTTCTTTCGTTGTCAGTCTCAAAAACTTATTCCGGTATTTTGATGTTGTGTTGCTATAATTCCAATACTTTTCATCCAGATATGTTTTGCCATCCTGAATTTTTGCTATGACACTGCGATATGACTGGAAAATCGTGCTGTTGCCGTCCGTTATAATAAATTGATTCGCTATTGGGTTATGTTTACTGCTTATCATGTTTTGTACGTTCATTTTAGTTCCCCTTTTGGTTAGTTGTTTATGTTTCTGATATTATGTTACTACACGTTTTAAATTAACGCAAGTTGTTTTTGTTGCCCTTCATTGATTCGGCAATTTTTGCCTTTGTTTCTTGCGTCATTGGCTGCCGTGGTTTGATTACTCGTTGCAACACTAGCGCGCCGTCGGCATCTGGTACATATCGCATTGGAGCATTCTTTAGTTCTTGCCCTATGGTGTAATTTTTGTTCCCTCTCATTGACGCGGATATTCTGCGCTTGTGCTCCGCTGAGAGTGCTTTTTTCTTTGGTGCAGGTTTTGGTGCGTCAATATCATTGAGTGCGGAGTCTATTTCGGCAATCAATTCTCCATGCCCTTGCCAGTCATGGTTTTCTATATCGCCCGCAGTTCTTGCCCTTACCGTGCTAGATAAAAAATATAATGATTCCCGTAGTAAGTCTATTGCTGTTTGCTTATTCATTTTATACCCCTTCATTAAGTTAGAAACTGCATCCTATCACGCAATACAGTTAAAAGCTACTGATATTTTCACTGTGTCGGCTTTTAACTGTACGTGTTGCTTTATTTTCACTAACCTGCCTTGCGCGCCCCTGATACCAAGGCCTAAAATAGAGCTTAACTGCGCGTGTTGGAATTATCTGTTCATTTTTAGTGAAGAACTCAATGGTAGCAGTGGTTGCAGCCTGTTTTTCCTTCACTGTATCAACTTTTAAAACATTGAACTATCCGCCCCAAAAGCCATTTTTGCAATCATAGAAAAAACGCGTTATGGTGTGTTGGTGTGTGTATATGCTTATATATATTTTATAGTAATAGTAATATATATATCAACTCACTGGCTTTTCCCTCCCCTGCCCCTCATATCAGGCATCCCAGCGAATCACGAACAGTTAACTTCCAACACGCGCAGTTAATTTTCACTGACTTTTCCACTATACACGGCATCCCAGCGTTTTTTTCACTGATTCAGATAAGCAAAAATACAGTTAAAATCCGTTGTCAGTGAAAATAAACAGTTAAAAACGTGTAGTCAGTGGCAGTCAGTGGGATTCTAACTGTATTTTATCCAACCTAAATCCGCTGGAAAGCCTGCTATCATTGACGAGTTGACGTGCCGCATGGTGCTGGCTTGGCATCCCAGCCAGAAAAACCCCGCGAAGCCAAGCCAGCACTATACGTCGAAGCAACTCATCAATGATACCAAGGCTTCGCGGGTAGGAAAAAAGTTATCCACAGGCATCATAGAAAAATCGTATTATCACAAGAATACAGTCACGCCCACAAAAAAGCCACGAATATCATAAGCCATATAACCATTAAAACCATCGCGGCGAGTTGTATTAAATAGTGTGCAATTTTCATTTTCCTATCCTTTCCATTGTGACTTTATCGAGCCGTCATCATTAAATAATTTGCTATCAAGCTCTACTTGTCCGGTAAATCCGAGTAGATACCATCCTGTTTGATTAGCATTTGGCATAACGCCTTTTATATGCACCTCACCATTTTTTGTGACCTTGGCATTTGATGCACCAAATATTTGCTTTGCGGCCTTGCGAATTTCTACGTCAGTTTTTGTGCTTAGGGTGCTCATTTTCATACCCTTTCAATTATGCGCCGGACATATAAAACCCTATCCAGCGCGTTAAATAAATATAATCAAAGATGTTATAGCGTATAGGTTAAGTTTAGTTTAGTTATGGCTATTTTTGCCGCATGTAATGATCTGCATCTCTTATGGCCTTTGGTAGATACTACATTACATTCCAACATATCACAGTACCCGTTGATATATGCGCCTTTATATTTAATAGTCCACATGCTCATCTACTCCTCTATATAATTAAGTTATGCCGCAACCCATTCGCTGGCATTGACGTTATCAATGTAAAAGCTGTTATACATTCCATACTTCACTGGCAGTTTAAAATCGGCAGGTCTGGTTTTCCACGTTTTACACTTGCCCATTGCACGACATCTTACTGGAGTGCCATCAGCGTTGGTTGCGCTCACATGTTCGAAGCGGCTTGCGGATAGTGCAATACTTTTTGTTATCATGATCTATTCCCCTTAATAAGTGAAGCCAATATAAACAATCTTGTCGCCTTTAATGAATATCTCACGACAATGATCCTCAGTATCAATCAGGCTGTAGCACTTGCTTGCTCGGTCATAATCACCACGGATATAAACGGCGTTCGCTGACGATGTACGCCTAACATAGTCGCCAGCCTTAACTGCGCTCAGTTTTACAGCGTATCCATCATTAGTATTCATATCATCCATGTTCATCTACTCCTTAATAAGTTATCGCAACATTACGACAATCACATCATGTCACAATTATTCGCAGCGTGTCAATATATATTTACAAACGATTCAATCCGCGGCATATGCACAGGCATTGCGCTATAGCCTAACAGTACAGCATACACCACGGGCGGGTTCGTACACTACGCAAGATTATGTTCGCATCGTTATTATGTAGCGCGCATCTAATCTGTATGTGAAGTGCGATCCGCCCCAACAAGTGAGCATCCGGAACATGACGCGACCCCACCCATCCCCGACCCCCCCAAAAATTTTCCAGCCCGCTCGCGCGCTATGCATTGAGTTTTAGACTTTCATAGACCACAAAATAACTTCGCTCCGCTTCGCCCCTCTTCAACACCCCCACCCCAATAAGAATCGCCCCCATTAAAAATATTTTATAAAATTTTTGGTATTTAGCTTGACTTAGTACATCATTAGGGTATAATAATATTGCTAGGGTAGTGAAGCGCGTTGGATTACGAGCGGATGGTCTGTGAAGGTGCGGGCGATACTACCCTAGTTCCCCACATAAAGGACCCCAAAAAATCACAGAAACCCTTGACAATAGGCAAACTTTGTAGTATAAGTAATTAACAACACCCCGAACGCCTCTAGTACTCCAAAGACTAAGCGCACCATTCGGGGTTACTACACGCAACAATACACCATAAATTATGGCGCAAAGCATTGACCTAGATACTACCTTGGAAGGCGTCGTTCCCTACGAGCCTGCATTAATGCGAGTGCCAATACCGTCAGATGCTCCCATACCTGACGACGAACTATTCAAAGCAACTGCCAAAACTGCCCAAGACATTTTAAAGCGCTCTGGGGCACCCACCATAGAAATATCCGACGACGACGTAGCCAATGCGCAAAGCATGTTCACTAACCACATGCACAAAGCGCCGCTAACAAAGGCCCAACTCGTCGTACAGAAACCTGCAACTATCCTCAAACTTGAAGCCTTAGTCTCTGAGTACGACTGGCGGGTGATACAACACGCAGATCAAATACGGTTCTTGGTAACAAATAAGTTACTGGACTTGAGTGATAATAAAGACCCGAGAGTGCAGTTGAAGGCGGTAGAACTATTAGGCAAACTAGCTGATGTGGGTATGTTCGTGGATAAACAAGAGGTTACATATAAACAACAGTCGGCGGAAGACTTACAGAAACAACTGCAAGAAAAGTTGGGGTTACTTATTCAGGGCGACATATCCGACGTGGACCCACTACCCAAACGAGATGATATATTAAAGGTACAAGGAGTAGTGCCCCTAGCTGACGTCCCAGACATTGATGCCATAGACCTTGCTAACATGATGCAAGAGACATATCCCGAGGATAGGTTTGATAGAAGCAATTAAAGAACAGATTAGTGCTTTACCTGCGCACCAACAACAGCAGGTACTGAGCAATCTTAGCAAGATGCCTGAAAGAGAAAAGGCTGAACTACTCACGCTGCTCTCAGAGATTGATAAGCGCACTAAGCGGGATGCCGCGCAAGGTGGGTTTCTGGACTTCATCAAGGCCGTGTATCCGGGATATAAGATAGGTGCCCACCACAGACGACTCGCTGCATTACTTGAGAATGCTATAAGAGGGGATAAAAAACGCATTATAGTCAATATAGCCCCACGTATGGGGAAGTCAGAGATGGCATCATATCTATTCCCTGCATGGTTTCTGGGGCAATACCCCGACAAGAAAATCATCATGGCGACCCATACAGCCGACCTATCCATCACATTTGGTAGACGGGTGCGAGATTTAGTAGACTCCGAGGATTATAGGGAGATATTTCCCAAACTAGCGTTGAATCCCGATGCTAAAGCTGCGGGGCAGTGGAATACAAGTGCTGGCGGGCAGTATTATGCGGTTGGGGTTGGCGGCGCGCTCGCTGGTCGGGGCGCAGATGTGTTCGTAATTGATGACCCACACAACGAACAGCAGGCGAAAACAAATAATCCGACAGCATTCTTGCCCGCATGGGACTGGTTTCAGTCAGGACCACTACAACGACTCATGCCTAACGGGGTTATTATAGTAGTTATGACGCGGTGGAGTATGTTGGACCTCACAGGGCAGCTTGTGAACCACATGATTAAGAACCCTGACGCAGATCAGTGGGAAGTTGTTGAGTTTCCAGCGATTTTAAATGAAAATGAGGAGAAGGAACGGTCACTTTGGCCTGAATTCTGGCCTCTTGAGGAGTTAAAGAAGAAACGTGCGGGTATGGATGTGCGTTATTGGTCTGCGCAGTACATGCAGAACCCATCTTCTGAGGGGGCACAGCTTTTAAAGCGCGAATGGTGGCGGCATTGGGAAGAAGAGGACCCACCAGACTGTGATTACACCATAATGTCGCTAGATGCAGCACAAGAATCACATAATAGGGCGGATTATAGCGCAGTTACCCTATGGGGTGTGTTCTATTTGAACAGTAATGAGACAGGTAAGCCCATTGCTAACATTATATTGTTAAATGCTTGGAAATCCCGCATGGAGTTCCCGGAACTGAAGGCTAAAATGATCGCTGAGTATAAGGAATGGGAGCCGGATACATTTATTGTAGAGAAGAAAAGCGCTGGGGCGCAGATCGTACAGGAATTTAGGGCGATGGGCATACCAGTATCTGATTTCACGCCGGGTAAAGGGGATAACAAGATAGCCCGAGTCCACGCAGTCAGTGATATATTCTCTTGTGGGTTAGTTTGGGCACCAAAAGATCGGATCTGGGCGCAAGAGGTCATCACAGAATGTGCGAATTTCCCCGTGGGTCAGTTCGATGATATGGTCGACAGTGTTACTTTGGCAATGCGCAGGTTCCGCACAGGCGGGTTTATTACCCTACCGTCAGACGCTGAGGATGAACCAAAACAGTTCCGCAGTTCCCGACACGAGGGGTATTATTAATGCAGTCACAACAGGAAACTAAAATATGATAGAAAAAGGGCTTTACGCCGCACCACAGGGGAGTATTCCCGAACAACAACCCATAGAAATTGAGGTAGAAGACCCGGAAAGTGTGGCTATTCATGCTGGTGGGATGACGGTAATTTTAGAGCCTGAGGAGGAAACTGCTGATGATTTTGATGCTAATCTTGCTGATTATATTGATGATGGTGTCCTCGCATCTTTAGCGTCCGACTTAGTAGCAGATTTTAAGAGTGATGATAACTCCCGCAAGGACTGGATAAACACATACGTAGATGGGCTGCAGTTACTAGGACTTAAGTTAGAAGATCGCACAGAGCCGTGGCCCGGAGCTTGTGCAGTATTCCACCCATTACTCACTGAGGCGTTGGTTAAGTTCCAAGCAGAGACTATCACAGAAACATTCCCTGCTGCTGGCCCCGTGAAAACCCAGATTATAGGTAAACAGACTAAAGAAAAGAATGAAGCCGCCGCTCGCGTAAAAGAGGATATGAACTATCAGCTTACTGAGAAGATGCCTGAGTATCGCCCCGAGCATGAGAAGATGTTGTGGGGATTGGGGTTGGCAGGTAATGCGTTCAAGAAGGTATACTTTGACCCTAGTTTAGAAAGGCAGGTATCTATATTTGTGCCTGCAGAGGATATTGTTGTGCCCTATGGAGCCTCTAGTTTAGCTACTTCTCCTCGTGTGACTCATATCATGCGTAAAACCGAGAATGAGGTACGCAAACTACAGGTTGCAGGGTTTTATTGCGACATAGATTTAGGCGAGCCATCACATACCATCGAGTCCGTGGAGAAGAAGATAGCGGAAAAGATGGGGTTCAGCGCGACGATGGATGACCGCTATAAGCTGTTGGAGATGCATGTAGATATAGACCTTCCGGGGTTTGAGGATGAGGATGATGAGGGGGAGCCTACAGGTATCGCACTTCCGTATGTAGTTACCATCGAACAAGGCGGTGACACGGTTCTGGCTATTCGCCGTAACTGGAATGAGAAGGATACAACCAAACAGAAGAGGCAGCACTTCGTCCACTACGGATACGTACCTAGTTTTGGGTTCTATCATCTTGGTTTGATTCATCTTATTGGCGGGTCGGCTAAGAGTGCTACGTCCCTGACTAGGCAGGTGGTTGATTCGGGCACATTGTCTAATTTATCGGGCGGGTACAAGACCCGAGGGCTACGCATTAAGGGCGATGATACTCCCATATCCCCCGGGGAGTTTAGAGATGTAGATGTGCCGAGTGGGGCTTTGCGCGACAACATTATGCCGCTGCCATATAAAGAACCTTCGCAAGCCCTCATCATGCTGAAAAACGAAATCGTAGAAGATGGGCGTAGGTTGGCAGGTTCGGCAGATGTAGCGATTGCAGATATGTCGGCAAATTCACCAGTAGGCACCACGCTAGCCATTCTTGAACGCAGCTTGAAAGTCATGGGAGCGGTGCAGGCTCGGACACATATATCGATGAGGCAAGAGTTTAAGTTGCTATCCGCCATCATTAGAGACTATGCGCCAGACGATTATGAGTTTGACCCTGAAGCGGGGGAGCGTAAAGCACGGCAGTCCGACTATGATATGGTAGAAGTTATCCCTGTCAGCGACCCTAATGCAGCTACAATGAGCCAGAAGGTTGTGCAGTATCAAGCAGTTATGCAAATGGCGCAATCTAACCCACAGATATATGATTTACCCGAACTTAACAGGCAGATGCTGGAAGTGTTGGGGGTCAAGAATGTGAGTAAACTCATACCATCCACAGAAGAGCGGAGACCTAAAGACCCAGTAGCGGAGAACATGGACTTGCTTAACGGGAAACCCGTGAAAGCGTTCCTCAACCAAGACCACGATGCACATATAACGGTAGTGCAGAGCTTCATCCAAGACCCAACAACCGCGCAGCTTATCGGGCAGAATCCACAAGGGCAGGCTATTATGGCTGCGGCGCTAGCCCACCTCAACGAGCATACTGCGTTCAAGTATAGGAAGCAGATTGAGGAGCAGCTTGGGGTGCCCCTGCCCGGGATGGATGAACCACTGCCAGAAGATGTAGAGGTGGAAGTATCTAGGATGATGGCGGTAGCAGCGCAGCAACTAATGCAGAAGAACCAAGCGGCAGCGGCGCAGCAGCAAGCGCAGCAGCAACAACAAGATCCGCTTGTCCAGATGCAACAGCAAGAGCTCCAAATCAAGCAACAAGAAGTGCAGATAAAGGACAAGAAGATTACTGCGGATATTGAGTTAGAACGGGAGAGATTGCAGCTTGATAGGGATAAGATGGCATCTCAAGAGCATATTGCAGGAGCCACATTGGGGCAACAGGCGAGCGCAGCCAAATATAAAACCCAACTGGAGGAGCAGAAATTACAAGCAGACGCCATGTTGAAAGGGCATAAACAAGGTGCGGATATAGCACACAACCAGCAGCAAATAGTAGTGCAACGGGAGCAGATTCACACGCAACGACAACCAAAAGGAGAGTAATAAATGAATGAAACGCTAAGAATCCTATCAGATAAGATCGAGGAAGAGCGCAAAGTAATAATCGAGGATTTGGGTATGGGTAGGGCTAAAGACTACGCGCAGTACCAGAACGCCGCAGGTAAGGTACTAGGGTTTATGTCGGTGCAAGGCTTGATTGTAGATATGCTGCGCAACTTAAGAGAGGAGGACGGCAATGAATAAAAAGACCTCTCAGTGGGATAAGAGCGCCCCCAAGGAAGTGGCTGAAGTGGGCCTACTACCAGAAGAGGAGATCACATCTCCGACACAACTCCCCGCTCCGAAAGGGTATAAGATACTGTGTGCTATCCCCAAGATAGAAGACACATATCAAGGCGGCATCATCAAGTCGGACAAAGTTAAGCAGGTAGAAGAAAACTCTACGGTGGTGCTGTATGTGCTGAAGATGGGGGATATGGCATATAAGGACGAGACTAAGTTCCCTACGGGGGCGTGGTGCCAAGTTAATGATTTCATCCTAACTAGAGCCTACACTGGCACAAGGATTAAGATACATGGAGTTGAGTTCAGAATTATTAATGACGACTCAGTTGAAGCAGTGGTTGACGATCCTAGAGGGTATCAAAGATGCTAAAAACATGTATGTCCTGCAATGAAGAAAAACATGCGGAAAAGTAATCGGCATAGTAGTAGATTTTTTGGCGTAACCCCACAACCATCAGTTGTGCATAAAGGAGAAGTAAATGCTTGTAGATAATAAAGAAGCAGAACTAGAAGATAGTATTGTGATTACTACGGACGACGATGCTGGTGTTGAGGTAGTAGAAGTTGACGATACCCCTGCGGAGGATAGAAATAAGACCCCCCTGCCGAAAGCGTTGGTGGACAAACTAGAGGATGACGACCTTCAGGAATACTCCGCTAAAGTTAAAGAGCGAATGTCACAACTCAAAAAGGTTTGGCATGACGAGCGACGCGCAAAAGAGGTCGCTGATAGGGAGAGAACTGAGGCGGTAAGGTTTGCCTCATCAATCATAGAGGAGAACAAACAACTCAAGACCAGCCTTAGTTATGGTGAGCAAGCATACGCCAACACTTTGAAACACGCAACTGTTGGGGAGATGGAGGCGGCTAAGAAGGACTACAAGGAGGCGTATGATTCTGGCGATGCTGATAAGGTTATCTCTGCTCAAGTAAGACTTAATTCTGCGCAGCTACAGAAATTACAGGCAGATAATTATAGGTTACAGTTCGAAAATCCTTTACAAACGCCAGAAAATAGTGTATATATACAATCAGAACAACGGCAAGCTCCGTCGCCTGACCATAAAGCCTTGGTTTGGCATGCTAAAAATCCTTGGTTTCAGACGGATAAAGCGATGACGAGTCTAGCTAAAGGCATACATGAATCCTTAGTACTAGATGAGGGCATGACTGCGGGTTCTGACGAATATTATAATCGCATTGATAAAGCAATGCGCAAGCGGTTTCCAGAGAAGTTTGAGAATGACAACACGGATGGTGGGGCAACTCACACATCACGCACCCGACCAGCTAATGTAGTGGCGTCAGCTACTCGTAGTACTGCACCTAAAAAAGTACACCTAAGCACAACACAACTAGCGATAGCTAAAAAGTTCGGGTTGACCCCTGAGCAATATGCCCGCGAGCAAATTAAATTGGAGAACAGAAATGGTTAAAACTACTACAACCAGTACAGAAAATAGGACGCCGAGAGATACAGAAGTCCGAAGTGAATTCCAGAGGGCCGCAGCATGGGCACCCGCGCAGTTACTGCCGGAGTTCAATAAAACACCGGGTTGGGCGTATCGTTGGGTTCGTACTAGCATGTTGGGGCAGGCAGATGCCATGAATGTGTCTTCAAAAATGCGCGAAGGTTGGGAGCCAGTACAGTTAGCTGACCACCCAGAAATGTCACTTCTCGCTACTTCCGATACCGCTAAGAAGGGGACTATCGAAATTGGTGGGTTGATGTTATGTAAAATACCAGAAGAGTTTATGGATCAGCGCAAGGCCCACTATCAGAAACAGACGCGGGATCAAACCAATGCGATTGATAATAACTTTATGAAAGAGAGTGATGGAAGAATGCCTTTATTCAAGGAAAATAAATCCAGCACATCATTTGGATCAGGAAATAAATAGGAGAATTAAATGGCTTCAGCAGCAACCCCATACGGGCTACGCCCCGTAAACCTTATTGGTGGTTTACCATACGCAGGCAGCACTAGGCAGATTAAAATTGCCTCTGGTTACGCCCTTAATATATACACAGGCAGCATCGTTATTATTGTTACCGCAGGGACAATTGAAGCAGCAGTTACCCCCGTAGTTGGTAGTGCAGCTAATCCACTTCCAGCAGGCACCGTAGGCGTATTTGTAGGTTGTACGTACACTGACCCTAACTTGAAGTACAAGATTTTCTCTCAGTACTGGCCTACAGGCACTGTCGCGGCTGATGCGATGGCTTATGTAGTTGATGATCCAAACGTGTTGTTCCAAGCGCAATCTGCGGGTTCGCTAGTTCAGGCCGAATTGGGGAGTAACGTGCCTTTGGCTGCAGTACAGTCTACCTCTACGGGTTCGCTTACTACAGGTAACTCAACTTCGGCATTGAGTGCAACTACCGCCGTAACTTCTGGGATTGCTTTCAGGATTGTAGACTTTGTAGATGCTCCGGGTTCAGCAGTTGGTGATGCTTATACCGATGTATTGGTTAAGTTCAACCCGCTATCTCATTCATATACAAACCCTACAGGCATCTAAGGAGAAATAAATCATGGCAATTAGTCGCGCACAGCTAAAGAAAGAACTTTTACCCGGCCTGAACGCCTTGTTCGGTCTGGAATACAAACGGTATGGCGAGGAACATAAAGAGATTTATGAAATCGAAACCTCTGAGCGGAGTTTTGAAGAAGAAACTAAGCTGTCTGGTTTCTCCGCCGCGCCAACCAAAAATGAAGGCAGCTCTATCGCGTATCAAAATGCGCAGGAAGCATGGACCGCTCGTTACAACCACGAAACTATCGCCTTGGGGTTCTCCCTGACGGAAGAAGCGGTTGAAGATAACCTGTATGATACTCTGTCTGCTCGCTACACTAAAGCATTGGCACGTAGTATGGCATACACCAAGCAAGTGAAGGGCGCTAATGTGCTGAACAATGCGTTCTCTTCTTCTTATTTGGGTGGTGACGGTGTGGCGCTTTGCTCTGCTTCGCACCCGCTGGTGAATGGAGCCACGAACAGCAACATCCCTGCAGTAGCCGTAGATCTTAACGAGACTGCTTTGGAAAACGCTGTTATTCAGATCGCTGCTTGGACTGACGAGCAAGGGCTGTTGATCGCTGCTAAACCTAAGAAGTTGGTGATTCCTCCTGCGTTGCAGTTTGTTGCAACTCGTTTGTTGGAGACTTCACTCAGGGTAGGTACTACTGATAATGACCTCAACGCGCTGAAGAACAACGGCTCGATTCCAGAAGGTTATACCATCAACCACTACCTGACCGACACTAACGCGTGGTTCCTGACAACTGACGTTCCAAACGGCCTGAAGCATTTTATTAGGTCGCCACTGTCTACAGATTTCCTCGGAGATTTTGAGACTGGAAATGTACGTTATAAGGCGCGTGAGAGGTATTCTTTTGGCTTCAGCGAGCCCTTGGGAATTTACGGTTCCGCAGGAGCTTAGTAGAATCAAGTAGTTATGTAGGAAACTAGCCCTCTTCGGAGGGCTTTTTATTTGCCTATTTTATTGACAAACGCGCCAAAGCGCGTATAATGATTTTTAGTAGGTTAATAACTATGGGGGTAAGTATGAGAGAACAGTACATATACAAAATAATTAATCTCGTAAACGGAAAGTTCTATGTAGGGAGTACAGTAAAACACAAGGATAGGTTTAGGTGCCATAGAAATAGACTTAGAACTAACCAACACCACGCAAAACATCTGCAAGCCGCATGGAATAAGTATGGGGAACAGAACTTTATTTTCCGTATAGTTGAAACCGTGCCGGAAGGTGAATCACTACAAGCCGCAGAAGATGTATGGTTGGCAGAACACGTAGGAAAAGATCACTGCTATAATTTAAGTCGATATTCTGATGCACCTATGCGGGGGTTATTTGGGGAAGATAATCCGTTATTTGGCATCCCGAGAACCGAGGAACATAAACAGGCAATTTCAGGCACCCTAAAATCCTATTACTTCAAGGCCCCAGAAAAACATCCTATGTATGGAATAAACCACACCAAAGAGGCCAAACAAAAAATGAGCGAAAATCGCGTCGGCCTTCACGCAGGCGAAAACCACTATTTATATGGAAAGAAACAACCAGACGAAGTAAAGCGCAAAATAGGCGATGCACAGCGAGGGGTGCCAAAAGGTCCGGGGCGCAAAGTATCTCCAGAAGGTATGGAGAAGATAAAGGTAGCTGCAGCCGCTGGGCACTACGGCCACTGGCTAGGTAGAACCCACACGGAAGAAAGCAAGCTGAAGATGAGTAAGAAGGTAGTGGCTATTAACCCGAGCGAAGAAACTGTCATATATGACAGTATTACTAATTTACGAGCGGTATTGTCGTTAGCGCCACCCACAATCAACCGTGCCCTCAAGTCAGGTAAGCCAATAAGCAAAGGAATATATAAAGGATGGAGTTTCCTATATGCTTGACCTCCCCCATATATAAACATATAATGAGTCAAACCCCGACAAGGTTGCCCTCTTCGGAGGGCTTTTATTTGTCCATAATACCTTGACAACCCCCGATAAACATGGTATAAAGAGTGTATCCGGGCACCCCGGTTTATTAGACTGTCCCGGCAGACGTATACGAGACTAATGAACCTTACTTCGTATAAAGGAATCCAATTATGTCAAGCTCTACTTTCTCCGGTCCAATCAAAGCAGGTACTATCGTAGTTACTACAGGTACCACTCTAGGTACAAACGTAAAGAATACCGGGCAAGTCGTTATGGCTCAGTCCAACACCATCACCCAAGCCTCTGCAGCAACCACAATTGTAATTCCAGCTAACAGCCAAATCATAGACATCCTCGTATATGTAACAACTGCTTGGGATGGGGTTGCTTCTACGTTCGGGGTTGGGACGACTGTCCTAGCTACTAAATTTACCGCAGCGGCAGCAGCGGAGGGAGGCACTGTCGGCGTGGTCAATATCGTCCCAAGTACCGATGCTACTAGGACCGCTGCATTTATTGACGTAGGTACATCGGATGTTAAGATTGCTGTAACTTCGACTAATACTGGCGCAGGTGTCGGGGCTATCACAGTAAGATACGTACAAAATCTGAACTTGCTGTAATAGGGGGTTCTTATGACTATGCAAACTGACGTAAAGGCTAAGAACCTTACAGCCACGGCTGCATCAGCTATCGGGGTGCCCAGAGCCAGAGTTAGGGCAGTTTATTGGGTATCGGGGGCGCTTGCAGGTTCGTTGTCATTTAAGGATGGCGGCTCTGGCGGCACAGAGCGTATAAAATTAGATACCCCTGCTGGCGCCACACTCACTGGATATTTGTTATTCCCCGGCGAGGGGGTGTTGTTTCAAGCAGACCCCTATGTAACCATTACTAACGCAACGTCTGTAACTTTCTTTTACGGATAACTCATGGAATCCATAATAAACGCGGAGCGGGAATTAGCAGTGCATGGATCAGACATAAGACATCTACAGGATGATATGGATAGATTGATGGCGGATATGGAAGCGATGAAGAAAGTATTAAATACCATCAGCCTAACCCTCTCGGAAGCTAAGGGGGGATGGAAGATGCTTATGCTTGTTGGGGGTGCTTCAGGAACTGTAGGGGCGCTTACTATGCAGGCAATTCACTATTTAGCGGGGAAATAATTATGGCTACCAAGATGTTTAAAGGTAAGGAATCAAAGGCGGAAGAATCCAGCGAAGCCCGTGCAGTTAAGTCCGGGAAGATTTCACCTAAACAATATGCTAAAGGGGAGAAATCCGAAGGCCATGCGCGTGGCGCAATGGATAAAGGTAAAGCTCTTAAGTCTGGTGCCCTCTCCGTAGGGGATTATATCAAAGGACTAAAGGCTGGCGGAGTTCCTACCAAGCAAGATATGGGCAACATGGGGATGAAGAAAGGGGGTAAGGTTAAGAAGTTCGCTGGAGGGGGGGATTTGGTTAATGCTAGGTTAGCTTCGCGGGGGTTGCCACCACAATACCCTGTTACGCCAACTCCAGTTACGGCTGACAGCAGACGCGCACCTCCTCCTGATAAGCCGCTATCCGGGCAGACGCTGGTTAATGCTAGGTTAGCTTCGCGAGGAATGCCGCAAAATCCTATTCCTGTTACTGGGGGTACGATAAGGCGGTTTAATGGAGGGGGGCCAATAAAACCCGCGCCCACTAAAGACGATGGCACCCCTTCCGCTAAAGAGCAAGAAGAAATGCGCAAAATGCGTGACGAAGCCCGCGAACAGAAGGCTAGAAAAGGTGCGTATGATGCAGCTAGTAGCGAGATGAAGTTCGCTAAAGGCGGCGGCATTGAGTGCAAAGGCAAAACAAAGGGGAAATTTAGGTGAAACCATTTAAGATGAGCGCGGCGGCTAAACTTGAAGCCAAACGGGAACATATAGCTGGCTGGACCGCTGATGGATTTAAGGATGATTATGAGGGGCTTAAATCAGCCTATGAAAAAAGAAAGCGGCCCACAGATCCAGATTCCAAGATCATGTATGAGAGGTTATTGTCGGGGGATGTAGCGGCGGATAAGGCGTTATATAGGGCAGCCAAAGTAGACGATAACGTGAGGGAGCTAGAACGAAGAGGTAAACCACAACCTAAAGCAATAGTTGAGGGTTTTGGCACGGCTAAAGATGTTGAGGACTTCAAAAACAAACCCCTATACACGGATAAGTCGTTTGATGAAGATGGCAATCTAACAGGGTATAAAAAAGGCGGGGCGGTAAAAAGCAAAGGCATTAATGGCATAGCAAAGAAGGGACACACTAAGGGGAAGTTCCGGTGAGACCATCACGCGGCATGGGGGATATAAACCCACTAAAGGTTCCGGGGCGTAAACCAGCTAAGAAACTAGCTAAGGGTGGCTCCGTTACGGCACTTGATAAGTTGGTTAAAGCAGAGCGGGCGACAAGCCGCATGGGTAAGTAAATGGCAACTACCGACACAACTACATTCAACCTAGACTTAGTTAATTTAGTAGAGGAAAGTTTTGAGCGCTGCGGATCAGAAAGCCGCTCAGGTTACGACTTAAAGACCGCTCGTAGGTCTTTGAATATAATGTTAATCGCGTGGCAAAATCGCGGAATAAATTTATGGACTGTAGAGCAGGGGTCTATCCCGCTTGTGTCGGGCACCGCTACCTATAACTTGCCTTTGGATACGGTTGATTTATTGGATCACGTTGTACGTACAGGTACGACCACTACACAGGTAGATATTAACATAAGTCGTATTAGCGTGTCAACCTATGCGACGCTACCAAACAAGAACTCTACAGGCCGACCATTACAAGTTTACATAGACCGACAATCGGGTGCTACTGGGCCCACACCCACAAGCACTATTTCTTACCCTACAATTACTGTGTGGCCCGTACCTGATAATGATACCTATACTTTTCAATATTGGCGGCTTCGCAGGATTCAAGATGCAGGTAGTGGTGTTAATACCCAAGACGTGCCTTATCGTTTCTTACCCGCTCTGGTAGCGGGATTGGCATATTACTTGAGTATGAAACTGCCTGAAGCGATGCCACGGATCCCTATGCTCAAAGCTGATTATGAAGAGGAATTTCAAAGAGCGGCGGAAGAAGACCGTGAGAAAGCCCCCCTAAGAATGGTACCAAGGCAGCAGTTTATATAAATGAGTTCTAATTTTGCAGCAGGTAAATCGGCGCTTGGGCTATGTGATGTGTGTGGGTTCCACTATAAGCTTAGCCAACTTCGCGCACTGGTAGTAAAGACAAAAGTAACCGCCACGTTAGCTTGCCCTGAGTGTTGGAGTCCTGACCATCCTCAATTACAGCTAGGGATGTATACTTTTACAGACCCACAGGCATTGCGTAACCCCCGTCCAGACCAGACAGCAGCAAGCAGGGAAATACAGTGGGGGTGGGACCCTGTAGGTTATACCGATCCACTAGGACAAATACAGAGCGCGACAGAATCAATTATATCATTAGGAACTGTTACAGTAGTTACATCATAGGAGATTATTATGGCAAGAGGCAACGGAATTGAGAAGAAGGGCAAGACCCAAGGAACCATTAACGCTACTGGGGCAAGTGTAGGTATCCAGAAGGGGGGCAAAGGTAGTGGTGGGGTTACTAACGACGACAGAAAAACTTACGGACGCAACATGGCGCGAGTAATGCTTCAGAAGAAAGGCTAACCATGAGTAAGACTAAATTACCAGAGCCTAAATCATGCCCAGTGCCTACCGTTGGTGGGTATCCTAATAAGCTTGCCGCTACCAACACAAAACCAATTCGGGGTACGGGCGCGGCAACCAAGGGCACTACATACTCTAAGAATAGCCAGTAGCCCCAATGAATTATGCACAGCTAGTAGTCGCAATTAATAGTTACGTAGAGGATTCTTTTTCTACTACGACTGTTGACACCTTTATAAAACAGGCCGAGCAGCGAATATATAACAGTGTACAGCTTCCTAACCTGCGCAAGAACATGACGGGCACGGTAGCATCGGGAAATAAATACCTGACCTGCCCTTCAGATTGGCTGGCTACGTTCTCACTTGCTATAGTTACCGCTGCGGGGGATTATGAGTTTTTACTGAATAAGGATGTGAACTTTATCCGTGAGGCTTACCCCAACCCCTCGACTACAGGGACTCCAGCACACTATGCGCAATTCGACGACACTACGTTCCTGCTGGGGCCCACCCCCGATGCGAGCTACACTACTGAGCTGCATTATTTTTACCTGCCTGAGTCTATTGTTACTGCTTCTACTACTTGGCTGGGGGATAATTTTGACTCTACTCTATTGTATGGGGCGCTGTTGGAGGCTTATACCTTTATGAAGGGGGAGCCTGAAGTGGTTGCAATGTACCAGAAGCGGTACGACGAAGCCTTGATGTTGCTTAAGCAGCTAGGAGATGGTAAAGACCGCAGGGACGCCTATAGGTCTGGGCAGCTCCGCGTCGGAATAAGTTAAAGGAGAGCAGATGATAGGAGCTATAAGCGCGGGTGGGGTAGAGGTGCATACTACCAGTTATCGAGGTCATACGCCAGTAGAATTGGCTAATATGGCAGTGGGTAAAATCATGTACGTAGGTAGAGATGCCCACCCTATCATCCGCGACCAAGCAGAGGCATTTAAAGAGCGCATACATGGTGTGTTAGTGGAGTATCTAACCCGGGCAGTAAAGTGTGATCGGGACACTATATCACATAGGCTTAGACAAGCAGGGCACCCCGAACTAACTAAATTATTGGAGATGTAATATGGCAATCACTTCCGCAACCGCTACCAGCTTTAAAGTAGACATACTAAAAGGGCTTCACGCCTTCGGCACATCCGTCACCCGTGCGGGTACTGCCGCCGATACCTTCTATGCCGCCTTATATACCTCAAGTGCTACAATGGACGCGACTACTACGGCATATACCGTAACTAATGAATCGTCAGGCACTGGGTACACTGCGGGGGGTATGGCGATTGCTATTGTTCAGGCGCCTACTTCAACGAGTACAACCGCATGGATGGACTTTACTGATACTACATGGTCTACATCTACTGTTACCGCTCGGGGTATGATGGTATATAACTTTACGGCTTCAGGTAAGAACACGGTGATGGTGCTGGACTTTGGCGCAGATAAGACCTCTACTGCAGGGAACTTTACTATTGTGTGGCCTGTAGGCGACAGCAGCACTGCTATCATTAGAATAGCGTAAGTAATGAGAGGAATATTGTTTTTACTCCTGTGGATTTTATATCCCGCGCAGGCAGAGAATTCAAGCAGTGTTGACCAGTACAAGATTACAGGTAATTTCTCGGCTGCCAATGGATTGCATACAGGTATCAAGTCTGATACTTCGATGGATTTTAGCAGCGGGTCAGCAGGCGCAAATTTCAGCATGTACGGCATAGCTAGAGGCAATGGTAACGTCGGTTCATGGGGTGTACACGATATTGTTGGGGTACATGGCACAGCCGTTAAAAATGGTGCATTTTGGGCAGCAGGTATACATTGCGATGTCTACGACACAGTACCGGGCGGCACGTCAATTTGCCTGAATATTGAGTTTCCACAGACGCAAGTTGGCACAGACACCATCGGAATTAACATGCAGCCTCATGCCAC